GCCTCGAGAGCAGCGCGCTCACGCTCGGCGCGCGACGGCCCCCACGCGCCCCATTCGACATGTCGCCCATTCTTGTTCGCGACTGCGCGCGCGCCGCAGTCGCGGCACTCGTACGTCACGCACACGTTGCCGTGCGCGGCGCGGTTCTCTTCGCCGCGCGGGCCGGCGACGCTGCCCGAGTAGCAGTGCGTAGCGATATCGGTGTAGCGGGTGTGTCGGCAGCTCACGACACACCTCTCGTATCGGCGTCCAACGCGTGTGCTGCGCTGGGCGAAAGCTCACCGCGCAGCACTCGGCGATAGCGCTCCTGCCACCAGCGATACACGTCCCGCTGTTCGCGCGTCGCGCCCGCGGGCAAATCTCCCGGCGCGAGCGCGGCCATGGCCTGGGGATATCTATCCCACAGTGCGGCCTCGGCTGCTTCGCGTCGCGCGAACGCGTCGTAGCACTCGCTCACGACACGCCCTCCAGCCACGCCAGCGGCTCCACGAAGCTGACGTCGTCCGGGCGCGCGAGTCCTCTCGGGATAGCGCGGAGGATGCCGACCAGCGATTGGTGCGGCGCTCGCCGAGCGTACGAGTTGCCGCCGTAGTCCTGCGCTTCGGCGGCGGCAAAGGCGGCCAGGTAGCCGCCGAAGTCATCGACGAAAGCAAGGGTGCCGTCGGGTAGGGTGACGCGGTTCTGGCCGTCGAGGTGCGATCGATCGATCCGCAGTCCAGCGTACGCGGGCAGCGTGACGCCGAGGTGGGTTTGTTGTTGCGCGCTCACGACGCGCCTCCCGCCTCGCGCGGAGCGAGCTTCGCCTCGACGCGGCGCATGGCGCGATACTCGCGACGGATCACGTCGGGCAGCTGATCGACCGTGCACGATAGCGTAGACCCCGTGCCTGCCAAGCGCTCGCAGACCTGCGACGTGCGCCCGTTGCCGAGGTGCTCGATCACGTATCCAGGTCGCAGTCGACCGGGGGTCGAGAATCGCCGTGTCACGCGGCCCTGCCCGTACAGGGCATCGTCGTACGCGATCTCCACGTGCCCACTCGGCTCGATCGTAAGGGTCATGCGCGCGCTCATGACGCACCTCCAGCCGCGCGCGGCGCGACGTCGTAGTGCTCGGCTACCTCGCGCAGCGCAGCGGCAGCATCGGCGCGGGTGCCGCGCACGACGAGCGTGACGGCGAGCGCCTGGTATACGCCGACCTGCCCGAGCTGCCCGATGGCGATCACGGGGCACGAGCGGTCGCGCGCGTCGACCACGATGCCCGGGATCGCGTGCGTCGAGACGATGTTGTCGCGGTTGTATCCGTGGATCGCCTCGATCGTCACGTGGTCCCCGATCGCGGGAACGTAGGTGGGGTGCGATTCGTACCTGCTGATTTGCTTGTCCATTGGTCGATCTCCCTGTGTGTCAGCCCCCGGACCACCCGGGCACCGCTCGCAACGCACTGCCGTGGCGATGCGTTGCGAGCGGCGGCCCGCCACGAGGGCGGGCACCGAAGGTCAGCTCATCTCGGCCGAGGGTGTGGCGACGGGCGTGAGCCAGTAGCCCGGGGCCGCGTCGTCCGCGCGTTCCAACGCGCGGCACTCGGCGCGCAGATCGATCGACTCTCCGCGACACATGCGGCTACGCAGCGCGCTCACCAGCAGTTCCGCAACGCGCTTGGGCGTTAGCGACCGATGACCCTCGCGCACATCGACGCCCCACGTCCGCGCCGGACGGTACTCCTGCCCGTCCCACGCGCCCTGCGTCACGATGACGCTCTGGCCATCGATGCGATGACCGAACCCGCCCATGCTGTAGACTTCGTTTGCCATTTTGATCTCCTGTCTCAGCCCCGGAGCCATCCGGGCGCCTGTCCCTGCGTCGCAGCGCGTGCGGCGCAGGGAGCGGCGGCCCACCCGTAGGTGGGCACCAGCTCGTTTGGATTCAGCCGATCGTGATCGGCACGTTCACTTCGACGTAGCCCTCGGCGTAGAGCGCGTCGCACAGCGCCGCGTAATCGAGGTCAGTGCCGAGCGGGTGATCGCGCCGCACGATGTTGCGCAGCACTTCGCCCGCGAATTTCTTCGCGATCTCTGCGATTGCGGGACCTACGACCTGTTGATGCAGATGCCATTGCACTGGGTCCGCTGTGCCCGGCGACGCCGGCGCAGCGCCGCGCGCGACATGAGGCATAGCCGAGGACCAAAGCGCTTCCGCGACCGGCGTCAGGTCGCGGATCACGATGCGCTCCAACAGATGCGCGCACAAATCCCAATACTGCATGCCGCCGGCATCGTTCGCGTCACCGGAGATCGCGCTGATGCGTCCAACGCCCGCGGCGCGCAGCGCGGAACGGGCCACGTCATAGATTACGCTCCGCGTAGCATTGGCCGCGTCGTAGGCGCCGCTGTGCCAGTCATACGCGCCGAGAGCACGGATCGCCGCGTCGACGCGCGCGCCCGCGCTGATGTTTGGCCGGTCGAGCTCGGCAACCACTTCGTCTCGACATCCGGCGATGTCCGCCAGATGCTCAGCCATGCGCCGGAGGATAGGCTCGCCCACGATGCGCAGACGCGTGATCTGTTCGCTCGTCAATGGCCAATCGCGCGCGAACATCGGTGGGTGCTGATGACCGTCGAGGTGCTGTGCGCCCGGTCCGCCGCGGCGCCCCTCGTAGCAGGTGCGCAGCCCCCATGCGCATACGTGAGCCCGGCACGGAACCGGCTCCGCGGTGCCTCGGAGATCGAGCACGAGCTGAACCCAGCCACGCGGCGCTTCCGGTCCGCTCTCCTTCTTCGGAGCCGCGAGACGCGCCACGCCGTCACTGTCTTTCTCGGGCTGCGACATCCCGACATCGGGTGCGCTCCATGCGGCGGCGCCCGATGCGAGAACACCTTCGGACTGTTGCGGAACCGTCAGCGCTTCTGCGATCTCGGCCTCGAGCGTCGCGTCGGTCAGCACAGCGTTCCCAAGCGCCATGTTGACGAAACCGATCTGGCGCTCGGTGGTCATGTACGCCGTGACGTGCCAGCCCGAGGTGCCGCTATAGCCGGTCCAGTCGTTTCCGTAGCTGGACGCGCCAACGGTGCGGAGTACACCGCGAACGATTGCAGCGCCTGCTTCGCGGAGCTCGAGCTGGCGACGAGCGACCGAATGATCGCCGTATTGGTCGATCAGGTCGCGGGCGTGCATGATGCGCGCTTGGTCGATCGTGATGTCGCTTCCGTTGCGCGCCACGCGCCGACCAACATCGGTCACGCGATACGGCTGTGCTTCGACGTCGGCGTCGAAGGCGTCGTACGGAGCGCCATGCTGTTCGAGGTACCCCGCGGCGGCGAGGCGCTCGACGGTCTCACGCATCTCGTCGGGGGACACCGTTCGGTCGCCCAGAACCAGGCTGCCTCCCAGGGAGAGCCGACTCTTTTTGGCGCTGCGGTGCTTGGGGCGATAGGTCGTCGGCGGGAACGTGCGAGCGTGGCGAAGGATCTGCAGGTCTGCATCGGAGAGTGCGGTCATGGGAGTTGTTCCTGTTTCAAATGGTGGCCACCGCGCACTGCGGTGGATGGGAACCCGGAGCGCATTGGTGCGCTCCGGGTTGCTTCAACGGGGCCGCCGATTGCTCGGCGGAAAAGAACTGCTCTGCGAGCGGTTCTGTGCGCGCGTATGCTTGCCTCAATGGAGCCTCCGGGTTTGAGCCGGAGGAAAACCTGCCAAGCGGGCGCGCGCCGATTGGGTAGGCAAAGGGGAGTCTATAGCGAGCGCGATATAGCTTCAAGCTTGGGCGTTTTCCGGCGGACCGAGTCAGGGCCGGCCGCGATCCGGGTTCGTTACGGCTCCTCTGGATCGCCGTCCTCGATCTCCTCGGCATCATGGTCGTCGTCGATGTGCTCGGACCCGGTGCACAGCGCGGAGACGACGGTGAGATCGCCCTCGTCGCACTCGTACTCCTCGATCGCGTCCTGCAAGACGCCGGCGTCGAGCAGTTTGTCGATCGCGCGTTCCGCGGCTTCTGGATTGCCGGCTACTTCGAATCGAAGGAGGAAAGCGGTTCTAGCCATGAGCCGAGCCTTTCGTCCGCTTGTGATCTGCGCGGAACATTGCGGCGACGTCGTCGAGCTTCGCGATGTCGCCGGCACGAAGTTGTTTGAGTTGGTAGGTGCCGCTTCGATCGCGCGCCAGACGGCAGCGCAGCGTGATCAGCGACTGCGCTTCTTCGTGTGTGTCGGTCGAGTAGACCGGCAACCCGACCATCTTCGCGCCGGGCTGCTTCATGTCGCGGATCAGTACGGCGCCGTTCGCGGTCACGTCGACCTTGAAGCGGCGACCGAGGTCGGCGGCGCGGACACCGACCGCGTCGGGCCGGATTGTTGTTCTTGTTCTAGCCATGTTGTCTCCTCCGGTTGTTGGTTTCCTTCGATCGTGCGCGTCGAGCGTCGAGCGCGCGACGCCGTTCCTTCGCCCACTCGCTTGCAGCGGCGAGATCCTCGTGCGCGATGTTTTCGCAGTCGCCTTCGCCTTCCTCGCCAGCGAGCTGCGCCTCGCACGCTGCGATGATCGCCGTGTAGTGCTTCCTGCTGAGTCGGTTCATGGTCAGTCTCCTAGGTTGAATGCGAGTTGTGTTCCGAGCGGTGGGAGCGCACGTTGCCGCGCGAAGAGAACAGCAGCCATCGTGCGCTCGGCCGAGAACGTCTCGAGCGTGATGGAGTTGCCGTGGATGACGTCGGCGGGGATGCCGCACGCCGAGAGCTGCACGTAGGCCATCTGAAAGGCCGTGGCCGAGAGGTCGACCGCCTGCACGTACATGTGCTTGCGCGGGTCGAACCCGAGATCGCGGACGACCTGCGCGGCAGCGATCACCATGCCGCCGGAGCCGCACGTCGGTTCTCCGACGACAACGTGGCCGTCGCGCTTGATGACCTCGCCGACGTCGGACAAGAGCATCTGCGCCATCAGGTACGAGACGTGGAACGGCGTGAAGAACTGCCCCATGTGCTCGTTCAGCGCGCCGAGCTCGCCGGCGACCGAGCCAAGGAAATCGCATGGCTCTTCGTTGAGCGCGATTGCCATCATGCTGAGCAGTTCCGGCATGCGCCGGATGTACTCGGGGTCGCGATCGCCGACGACACGCATGTACCGCTTCTCGAGTTCATGGCCGCGCTCGCTGTCGCGCGGATGTGTCTGCGCGGCGAGCGCGCAGAACGAGAGCTCCAGGAAGTCCGAGAAGACCTCGCGATGGTTGCGATGACCCGAGCGCGTGAGCTCATGGATGGCCTTGACGAACGCACCGCGCGCGCCGGACATGCCGGCGTGCGGGTGCTTCTTCACCTTGCTCATCCGTTGTTGACCACCAGCTCGAGCCGCGGCCGCGGGCGATTCGCGATCGGTGCGGTGAGGGGATCGACGGGTGGCGCGTCGGGCGGAAGGCGGGAGAACACGCGCTCGACGGCGTTGTTCGTGTCGCGCAGTTCGATGCAGCGCGGGCAGTCGTGCGCGCACACGTGCTCTACGCGTGCGCATCGCGTGCGCTGGGCTGCCGGCGCGTGGCGAGTGGGCTTGGCCGGCGGCTGCGGGGCGGGGCGGCGCTGCGGCTGGCGCGCTACGCTGGCGGGCTGGCTGGCGGAGCGCGCCGCGGGCTGGGTGCGCGGTTTGGCGGCTTGGCTGGCCTTGCGGGTTGGCTTGGCAGCGGCGCCGGGTGCTGTGCGCTGCACGAGATAGACGAACGCCTTACGGGCTACGGGGTGCTGCCGACGCAAGCGGATCTTGCCGCGCTCCCAGCAAAACACGAGATCGCCGTCTTCGATCGACCACGACACGTCGTCGAGCCGGCGCAGGCCCTGGCAGACCTTGCGGACGCACGCCACGCTGATGAACCAACCGTCGACGCAGAAGTACGGCACGTCGGCTTCGCGCGAGCGAGCGCAGGCGTCGAGCAGCGACGCGATGCTCTGATCCGCCGTGGTGCATGAGCCGAGCCGCGCGCGGGCTGATGCAACTCGCTTCTCTTCGGCGTCGCGTAGGCGCTGATCGCGCGCCTTGCCGTTCTCGCCGCCGCCCAGCAGCGTGCCGGCGATCATGCGCGCCAGCACGGCTGGCGTGCCCTTCGCGCCAGCGTCAGCGATGGCCATGTCGATCGTCTCGACGTCCGAGCCGAGCATCGCCGCGTATACGTGGCGCGCGTTCGCGACGGCTTCGATCAGCTCGTTGCCGTCCATCGTCTCGGCCAGCACGTGCTGCGCGAGAAACTTGATGCGGCGTCCTATCTTGCGATCCTCTTTCGTTCTGAGCGCTGAAATCGGGTTCATGGTTCGGTTTCCTGGTTGGTTGCATGTCGATCGAACCGGCTGCGCGCGTTGGTTCCGCGGCGCAGTCGGGTTGTGGGGTTAGCTCTTGATGTGATCGGTGGCGATGAACACGTAGCCGATGTCGAAGTGGTACGAACGCCACCCGCGGCCACGGGCATGCCTCTTCGATGTGCGGTCGATGCCGGACAGCACGCGCCTTGCTTGGTCTCTGGTGAGTTTCAGCTCTGCGCAGACTTCCATCTCGGAATCGAACAGGTCGAGATCAAACTCGGTCTGCATCACTCGGTGCCTCGGAGTCGGTCATCCCAGCAGCACTCGTCGCCGACGTACTCGCCCTGATGTCGGTGCGCCGTATCGGCGTCGACCTGCTCTTTGCAAAGCTTGCAGGTCACGGTCTCGGCGTCGCTGTCTTCGCCTCCGAGCGTGAAGTCCCACGCGATCTCGGTGTCGCGCAGCTCGTACTCGTTTGCCATGCAGCGAAAGTTGTGTTCGCGCGCATGCAACTGCGCCTCGTCGCTGTCCATCGTCGAGAACGACTGCTCGACGCCGGCCTTGTCCTCGAACGTGTAGACGGTGATCGTCATGAATCCTCCTGCTCTTCGAGAAGATCGATCTCGAAGCGCCGCTTACCAACTCGGTCGCGCACGATGAAGTGCGTTGCATGGCTCTCTGGATCGCGTTGGACCTCGAGCGCGCGCTCTGCCGCAGCGCGCGGGCTGTCCGCTTCGAAGTCCATCACCCAGACGACGCGGTAGGTCCGCTCGCCTGCGGCGTTGGTCTTGGTTTGGTTCACTGGGTTCCTTTCGGTTCGTGCACGAGCGCACGTTGGCGCCGCGCGGAACCCATGCCCGGGAACCGCGCGACGCCTGCCTGTGCTCTTGCCTTTCAGATAGAGAAGACGCCGTTCAACTTCGGGTTCGCGCCGGCGAAGTCCGCGTGCGACACGCGCACCGTCTCCGTTGCTGCCTCGCGCAGCGACTGCCGCGGCTCGCATTCGATCGCGATCACGTAGATGCTCGCGCCTTCGGTCTTGAGCTTTGCGATCGGCGTGGCGACGTCGCTCTTGTCGTCGCCGTCGGTGATCACGAGCACGTCCGACTTCGATCCGTGCGGCCACTGCGCCGCGCCGTCGGTGCCGGCGACGACGCCATGCGCCCACTCGAGCGCCTTGCCGATGTCGGTGCCGCCCGACGGGCGTACGCCGAGTATGGCGAGCAGGCGCTCCGGGCTCGTGTCGTTCGGTTCGAAGAAATACCGCTCCTGGACGCCGCCGTTGAAGAACGCGACGGCGAACGGCCGGCGTTGGATGCGTGCGATTTCCATGATCGCCAGCGCCGCAGCGGCCGCCCATTCGTCGCGCGCACCAGTCGCCATCGAGCTCGACTTGTCGATCACGAAGACGATCGGGCCGCGCGTCTTCGTTGCCTTCCCGCCGAGCTCGTACTGGAGCGCTCGCTTCTCGGCGATGCGCTCGAGCACGAACGGTCGCGTCGCCGGGGCGCTGAGCAACCCAACCTCTGACGCGAGCAGGCGCTGCAGGTCGTCGCCTTTGGTGACCGAGACGATCTCGCTGCGCTCCTGCGTCACCTTTGTGCGCTGCTTCTGCGCGGCCTGGAGACGCAGGCGACCGGCCAGCGCGGCGATGCGCCGAATACGATCGTCGTTCAAGATCGTGCTCAGCATCGCGCGTTTGGTGAGCGCCGATGCCTCCGAACCCGCGCCGAGTCCCTGCATCGCTGCATCGACTTCGGCGAGAGCATCGGCCGCCACGCGCGCGGCCTTGCGGAGCGTGCTGCGCGTCGCAAAGCCGTTGCCGGCGCGCAGTGCCTCGAGCGCCGTCTCGGCAACGTGTTTGGCCTCGGCCAGGGCGTCACCGATCTTGGCGTACTCCTTGGCCGCGGCGTTGTGCTGTGCGCCGGTCGTGTTGTCGAGGATCTCGAGCATCGTGTCTCGCCGCGCCTCGAGCGCGTCGATGTTCTGCTCGGGGATCTTCGGCATGGCCGGCGCCAACACGTTCGCCGCTTGCGCGGCTACCAGTGCGGAGCGCCATGCGTCGCCGCGGGTGTTGGTGAACAACTGCGTCCACTCGGGGATCGCCTCGGCCTGCGCGTGGAGCTCGGATGCCCACTCGGCGCCGGCCTTGGGCGTGTCGAGCTTCTCACAACCGACGCCGTACAGTCGGCCGAACAGCTCGCGGCAGAACGAAGGCCATTGGTCCTCGGGGCGCGCGGTAAGCGCGTCTGCGATGAAGCCGCCCTCGCGGCATTCATCATCGAAAATGCGTCGGGGCCACTTGTCCATGCGGAAGCACAGGTCAGCGGCCGCTTGCTGGCGCGGTGTCTTCACAGGTCCGCCGTGATGCGATCCTTGATCGCCTGCCGATGTTGGTTGAGCGTGTCGATCATCGGGCTGATGCGGTTCTGCACCGCCGGCGTCGCGCCGCGCGTGTTGTACTCGAGCTTGGAGACCGCTTTCTTGATCTCGCCGCTAAGCGTCGCCGCGTTGTCGGCGTTGAACGCGCTGGCCTTGGCCGCTTTGACCTGCTCCATGATCGCGTCGAACGTCTCGGTCGCCTCGAGCAAGAGGGGCGACGCCACGCGGTTCACGCTGGTCGTGACTTTCTGCATTTCGCGCGGGTCACGCCACAGTCCATGGCGCAGCACTTCGAAGTGGATCGTGTCGACCTCGGCGTCGCCCTGGAGCCATGCGTGCGAACGAAGCAGGCGCACGAGTTTCTTCCATCGGCGATCCGAGACGATGATGCCTTCGGCCGCCAGCTCGGTGCGCAGCGAGAAGAGCGAGTCGACTACGCCTGAACCGAGTGGAAGCACGGCCGCGGCTGAGACGCACGCATCGAACTCGGCGAGCGTCATGGCGACGGGAACGCTGGGGTCGAGGCCGGTGACGATGTTCGTGAACGAGCTCTGCTCGCGGACGTACTCGACGTTCACGCGGACGATGAAACGGTCGTACAGCGCCTCGAGCTCGGGGCCTTCGGGTAGTTCGTTGCTGGACGCGACCACGCTGCGCAGCGGAACGTGGTGCGCCTTGCCGCCGTCGTGGAACAGCCGCTCGTTGATGATCGCGAGCAGCGCGTTCAGGATGCTGCTGTTCGCCTTGAAGATCTCTTCGAGGTTCACGATGTGCGCGGTCGGCAGCATGCCGGCGGTGCGCCGTTCGTAGTTGCCGCCCGCGGACCACTTCGGCAGATCGATGCCGCCGAAGAGCTCGTTCGGTTCGGTGTAGCGGTTGAGCAACCACTCGAAGTAGTTCGCGCCGTCGACGGCGCCGCAGAGGGCGCGCGCGATCGCGCTCTTGCCGGTTCCGGGCGGGCCGAACATGATCACGTGCTCGCCGGCGAGGACGGCCGCGAGCAGCGCATCGACAATGCTTTCGCGTTCTTGGAACGCGGCGAGCAGCGTCTTCCGCAGTGCGTCGATCTTCGTCCAGAGGGCGTTGGGGGCGGTCGAAGTCGGCTGATTGTTCTTGCTGTTGTTTTGTGTCATTTTGGGTTCTCCAAGGAAATCGTGTTGCTCTGATGGTTCGGGGTCACACGAACACCGCGCGGCCGGTTGGTTCCCGGCCGCGCGGTGTCCTGGTTTCAGTCGCGACGGCTTTCGATGAGTGCTGTGCATGGCGCGCAGTAGCGCGGTCGCCGTTCGTAGGCGCCTGGTGGCACAGCAAACCAGTACATCTCGCGGGCCAACGCGTGCTCGAAGCGCTTCCAGAGCACGAGCGGAACCGGGATGTTGAGGTTGTGGCAGTGCAGGCACGGCGCGTTGAAGCTCGACTGAACCTTGACCCGGTCGACGCCGGACGCGCCGGGCACGCGTTTGCCGTCGACGTGCACGAAGCCGTCGACATCGGTCCAGTCGGTGATAACGACTTCGAGCTCAGGGAAGCCGAGTGCGCGCCGCTCTTCGAGCGTCAACTCGTCTACCCTGCGCTCGTCGTCGCCGTAGTACGTGGTCATCGTCCCGCGCTGCTTGCAGCGCGGGCAGACGTCGTTGGCGTCGAGTTCTCTTTCGCTGCCGCGCCAACCGCAGGCGCAGCAGCCCTCGCGACTCGATAGCGGTGTCGGCATGGGCTCAGGACTCCGCGATCATCCGCTCGACGGCGCGCTTGGCCTTCTCGAGGCCGGCGAGCAACTGCGACTGCTTGTCGCCGAGGATTTCCGCGTACAGGTCGACGCGATCGGTCAGCGACTTGTACTCGGCGATCCTGCGCTGGAGCGTGCTGACCTTGGGGCCTTGGCCGTTGGCGGCGTCCTCGCGGAACGCGGCGAGTTCGGTCGTGATGGCTTCCAGCTCGTTTGCGAATGCTGACGTCGCGGACCGCTGGACCTCGCCAACGTTCGCCGAGCCGTCGTGCAGCTCGAGGACCGCGAGGTGACTCTTGCCGAGCCCCTCGACCGCGTTCTGCAACGACCGCACGAGCGCGCCCTGTGCGGCGTTCACGTAGTACACGCTGCCGCGGTCACGCATGCGGATTCCCTTGCACGTCTCGAGGATCACGTCGACGACGCACTTGCCGAGTTCGGCGCCGTTCGCGAAGTCGCGCGCATGGTGGTAGGTCTTGCGAAGTTGCTTGATCACCGTCTGCACTTCTTCGGTGTCGAAGCCGGCGCCCTTGGCGAACACGTGAAAGCTGCCTGATTGCAACCCGACGCGCGCTTCGGTGATGAGCGAGTCGAGCTTGTCCTGCGCGCTCTTCTGGCGAATGACCAGCGCGTCGGAGCCGCGGCGCTTATCGGCGCTGTCGGCGCGGCGCACGAAGATCGGGCTGTCCTTACTCTGGCGCCAGAGGCCAACCGCGGCGCCGAACGCGGCGTCGGGCGTCGGGTCCACCGGCGCGAGCTTCTCGTCGAGACCGTTCTGCTTGAAGCGGTCGCGGATTTCGGAGCGGAGCACGTCGACGTCTTCGATGTCGACCCAGACGACGTCGCCCAGGTGCTTCTGGCCAGCGCCTTTGAGCGCGCTGCGGACGTGGTCGAAGGCTTCGGTGCGGCTATTGATCGCGTTCACATTGTTCATGGTGTTGGTTCTCTTTTCCTGGTTGGAGCTGGACTGCTCCGACATGGCGCCTCGCTCGTGCAGACACGAGGCGCGTAGTCGCAGACGTTCAGCGGCAGATGATTTTCGCGAGCGCCACCACGCCGACGGCGAAGCCGACGCAGAGGACGTACGCGGCGACGAAGATGCCGATCGCGGCCGCGGTGTTGCGTACGGCACGCGCCAGCGCCGACGGACGCGGCGCGCTGTACAGCAACGGGCGGACGGGGATTGCGACGGCAACACGCCGATTGCGCCGGCCGTGCTTGCGGCAGCGCTCGATCGTGATTCGCGCATCGAAGAAGTGGAAGGTCATGCTGCCCCCCATGTGCTGTAGCCGAGCGCAACGACGTACTCGAATGCGCGAAGCGCTTCGTCGAAGTCGCCCTCATCGCCAGCGTGCCCGGTGACCATCCAAAGCGAGCATGGGCCGGGACAAGTGAATCCGTCGCTCCACTCGAGCGCGAACGGAGAGCGGATGTGTTCGTGGCAGCCGATGCACGGCTGATGCAGTCGTGCGGTGCCGAGGCACTCGCAACTAGCGCTACGGCCGTAGATGATGCAGCTATCGCACTCGACGTAGACGCCGCGCGGCAGGTAGTCATCGTAGCCGCACTGCGGCGTTTCGGTCTCGACCACGCCAAACAGGCGTGGCGTCGCAGTGGAGAGCTGCGTGTTCACGGGGCCGGCGGGCGGCCGGCCGTTCGCGCACACGTGCTCGTACTCGAGGCCTCGTGCCGTTATGCGTGGCGTGGTGGGCTCGCCGCAGTCGGGGCAGATCGGCGCGCTGGCCTCGGCGGCCATCTCCGCGCAGCGATCGCTTACGCCGCGTGCGCGCAGGTTGCGGCAGAAGCTCACGACGCCCTCGATTCGTCGGCGTAGAAGCGCTCGAACAGTATGCCGAGCGCCTGGTCCGCGGTCAGGCCCTGCGCGTCGCAGTCGCTGTAGAACGCGTCGATCTCGAGCGCGTCGCGATCGTTCGTGTGGTGCACGCGGTTGTTGGTTTGGTTCTTGGGCATGTTTGGTTCCTTGGTTCCTGGTTCGTGCTGAGCGCACGTTGCACGGCGCGACCGAGGTCACGTCGTGCTGCCTGTGCTCAGGGGGGAGCGCAGATGGCTCGTTAGCCCGAGCTCATCGGCCACCAGTCGCGCCGCGGCGGCGCGACTTCGGGTACTTGACGCCAGCGCGGCTCATCGCCGCGCTCTCGATCCTGTGGAGCTTGTTGTAGACGGTCGATTCGATCAGGTCGGCGGCGTTGAACAGCCGCTCCTGCTTGGCCTCGGCACGCTCGAGCTCGCGAGCCATCCGCGCGAGCCGCTGGTACATCTTCTCGGCTTGGGCGTAGACGCGGTTTCCTTGCTCGAGCTTGGCGCGCTGTTCCTTGATGGTCTTGAGCTCGCCCTTCGTGAAGAGCTTCGGCGCGACGACGAAATCAAAGCCGTTGATCTTGTGACTCTTGCGTTTGACTGCTCCGCTCATGGTTTCGTTTGTCCTTATCTCGGGCTCCGAGATTGGAGCCGCGAAGGCTCGGCACGAACGCGAGGTGCGCTGTCGTGCCGATGCTTCGCGGGAGCGCGCTCTCTCACCGCGCGCTCACCGCATGCCCGTTCCTAGGTTGCTGTCCGCCGCGGCGTCCGTGTGGACGGCTTACGCGTCGGTCGTTGGCGTTCTGCGCCGTGACTCGCTCCCCGCTGCGCCGCGCCGTGCTCGCTTCCAACGTCTGATGTGACGACTTATGGAAAGCACCCCGAGGGGACACGTGCGATTCGAAGCGTTCGGGAGGCTTTCGCCTCACCCTGCGAGCCACCCCGCGCACGATTCGCGCGGGCTAGCCTTTGGTGGCCTGTGGCCTAGTACGGGTATTCAGTTTTCAGATCCCGGCGTCGCTGGGACGGCTTACGGGGCTTGTCGGTCGGATGGTGGAGACGCGAATCGGCGACTACTTCGCTCGGCATCGCTTGCGCGATCTGGTCGGCCTTTGACTTTGAAACCCGATGGGTGGGGCTCACGCATTGCCTCGCGGCTGTGCTCCGGCCCTGGCCTGTGCCTCGCTTTTCCTCTGTGATTCGCTCCTGTACACACTCGACTAACTACTCGACTAGTTACACACGTACGCAATCTAGTGTCAACAATATAGTGGTGGTTTTTGTTGGTTTCGGATAAACCCATGTATTTACACACGAAATCAGCCACCCCTGGGGACGGTACCCGGCCAAGTAACCAGGCCACCCCGGAAACCGGGCCGATTCCGGCCCTCCTATGCCTGGTCAGGCCAACCGGCCACGTGCGCGCGCGCCCTCAGCGCTCGTCTGAGACGAGCTCGACCGCACCCAATCCGCCCCCGCGACCACCGCGCGCCGCGCCCAGCGTGCACCTGCCGCGTTCGTGCAAAAGGCATGGCGGAAGGTGTACGCAGACGAACACGAACGATCTCAAACGAGCAGAAACGAACACGCCTCGCAGTCCTCTTAAGAAAGGCCCGTGCGCGGGCGGTGCACGTTTGCAGGGCGCTCGGACGGGAGTCGTGAGCGGGGCAACGCTGGTGAGCAGCGGCGTGCGATTCGAATGTGTGGTGAGGCTAGTCGCGGGTGGCGCAGAAGTCGAGGGCGCCCACCGCAACGCGACAGCCGACGACGGAACGCCGCAAGCGGCACCTCCACACGAAAGACCGACGAAGCCAGTCGCACCCGCACTCGGGGGAGCGCGGTGCATGCGGCGACGGGTCGGTACGCATTCGAATCGCGCACCGGTGCTCACCGACGACGACGTGAGCGCGCGGCTATCGCGAGATGGGGAAGCCTGGTCATCCCGCTCGGCTCATAACCGAGAGAACGCTGGTTCGAATCCAGCTCTCGCAACCAGGGGTACCGCAGCGGCTCGGCACTGCTGAGCGGTTCGGTCGCTCCTTCAACCTTCGGTCCGCGAACCACGCTGTGGCGATAGGCGCTGCAGCGAGGCGGACCGTTGACCAGGACACGCGTGCACACGCGCGCGACCTAATACCGATCGGAGAGGCGATATGGCTGCGAAGAAGGGTGGCAAGAAGGGTGGCAAGAAGGGTGGCAAGAAGGGTGGCAAGAAGGGCGCGGACTGAGGCGCCGCTGATTTCGGATGGAACGCCTCGCCGAAACGCTGAAGATCGTACGCGCAGCTCGAGAGAAATCGAGCGCGTGTGTGGTCGCGTTCAGCGGCGGTAAGGATAGCCTGGTCGTCCTCGACATCTGCATGCGCGTATTCGAGCGCGTCGAGGCGTACCACATGCACCTTGTGCCCGGTCTCGAGTGCGTTGAGGCGATGCTCGATGTGGCGCGCAAGCGCTGGGGCGTGACCATCCACCAGTACCCGCACTTCCGCTTGTCGGAGATCTTGCGGGACGGCTTCTGCCGGCCGCCGTCGCAGAAGTTCGCAGACCTTCCGCCGCTGAGCGTGCGCGACATCCAGCGGCTGGTGCAGCACGACCTCGGCATTGACGTCGTCGCCACCGGCATGCGGCGCTCGGATTCACCGCATCGCCGGCGCACGTTGAAGAACACGGCGATGCACACCGACGTGATTCACCCGATCGTCGGGTGGAAGAAGCTCGACGTGCTCGCCTACATGGCGATGCGCCACATCCCGGTCCCCGAAAGCACTGGCGGCGCAACGTCGGGCGTTGGCCTCTCACCCAAATCGCTGCTGTGGCTGCATGACACGTTCCCCAACGACTTCCGAAAGCTCTGCGAAGTCTTCCCGTACGCGGAAGCGTACGTCTGGCGCCGCACCTTCCACGGCGTCACCGCCTGAGCCCCAGCGCCATCCGCTGCAGCGGTTCGAAGCGAAGGACATCCTCCGCAGCCAGATCAAGAACGCGCCGTACAACCCGCGCGAGATCTTGCCCGCGGCGCGCGAGAAGCTGCGCGATGGCCTGAAGGCGCTCGGCCTGCTCGAGACGCTCGTGTGGAACGTGCGCTCGGGCAACCTGGTCGGCGGCCACCAGCGCTTGGGTCTGCTCGACGGTCTCGCGAACGGCGCGAAGGACTACATCCTCACGGTCGCGCAGGTCGAGCTCACCGAGGCCGAGGAGATCGAGGCGAACATCCTGCTCAACAACCCCGAGGCGCAGGGGCACTACGACATCGCGAAGCTCGACGCGCTGTTCCGCACGCCCGGCGTGCGCATTCAGGCGACGGGCTTCAACATGGGCGACCTGTTCCAGTTGCTCGGCGACAGCCCGTTCGCGCAGCACCATGCGCCCGAGCTCGAGAAGATGGCGGACGCGCTCAAGGAGAGCCGCGACCGCATCGATCGCGGCATGGTCGCCGAGGGCAGCGTCGCTGATCAGGACGACTTCTACCTCGTGGTGGTGTTCCGCTCGGATCAGGACCGTGAGGCGTTCACCAAGGCGCTCGGTCTGGCCGACAACAAGTTCCAGGACGGCAACCAGCTGCGGCAGTTGCTGACCAAGCCCGACGACGCGGAGCAAGACGATGCGGAAGAAGGGCAAGAAGAAAAAGGGCAAGGGTAAGAGCTGCTGAGCTCGCCCTCGATCGCGTGAGCGCGTGGACCAGACCAAACCGAAGAAGCCCAAGGCGCCGGCGCGCACCCAGACCGCGTTCACGCCCACGCTCGCGCATACGATCCTGAATCTGGTCGAGGCGGGCAACCACTTGAACGTGGCGGCGCGCGCGGCCGGCGTGTCGAAGCAACTGCTGTACCTCTGGCGCGGCCGCGCTCGAGAGGGCAAAGAGCCGTATGCGAGCTTCTTCGAGGACGTCGAAGGCTCGATCGCGAAGGGCGAGGCGCGCGACGTCGTCACCACCGCGCGCGCAGCGTCGGTCGACACCGTCAAGCTCACCTGCGAGACATGCGGCGCCAACATGGTCGCGAGCGTGCCGCAGGTGCTCGAGGCGATCGGCAACGTCGAGGTGGCGCAGAAGTTGAAGTCCTCTGCGGCCTCGATGGCGCTCGAGCGGCTCGCGCGGCGCTATCCCGCGCGCTGGTCGCCGCAGGTCAAGCACGTGGTGATCGAAGAACAGGACCGATTCATCCATGCCGCTGAACAGTGGGCCGAGCGCTTCGGGCAAAAGCACGGGCTATCTGGCCAAGAAGTTTTCCTCTCACTCTGCGACGCTTTCGTTGAAAGCGAAGGTGGAGCAGAGGACGAAGGAGATCCGAGCGAAGGCCCGAGTCGGGGACCTGCTCAAGGGTCGGTCCATTGATCAGCTCTCGTTCCGCGAGTTCTGTGACCTGATCGAGATCCGTCTCAAGGACGGCTCGCGCAAGGTCTTCTCGTACGAGGGCTGGCATGACGAACAGAAGCGGTTCGAGGCCGACCGCATCGGTCGCGACCTCGTGCTCAAGGCGCGTCAGGTCGGCTTCTCGACGCTCGAACTTGCACGCGACCTGCACTACGCGCTGAAGCACAAGGGCGCGAACGTGCTGGTCATCGTCCACGACGGCGAGATCGCGGACCAGCTCTTCATCACGCTGCACATCTTCAAGGAGTGCCTGAAGGATGCAGGAATCCTTCCGGCCACGCGCTATAGCAGCAAGCGCGAGGTGGTGTTCAAGGCCGGCTCGGCGGTGCGCATCGTCGAGGCCGGCACGACCGAGGTTGCGGCGCAAAAGAAGGGCCGCTCGGGCACGATTCACCGCCTGCATGCTACTGAGGTGGCGTTCTGGGGCGCCGCGCAAGAGACCATGAAAGCGGTCTTGAACTCGGTTCCGAAGAGCGGCGAGGTGGTGATCGAGTCGACGCCGAACGGCGCAAGCGGCGTCTTTTACGACGACGTGATGGCCGCACGCACGCGCGACACCGGCTACAAGCTGCACTTCTACGCGTGGTACGAACACGCGGAGTACCAGCTCGACCCCAAGCCAGGCTTCGACCCGTCGCCGCGCGATGACCACGAGCGCAAGATGCGCGCCGCCGGCGTGACCGACGCGCAGATCGCGTTCTGGCGCAGCAAGGTCGACGACCCGAAGCAGGGGCTTGACGCCGCGCTGCAGGAGCTCGCGATCGACGTCGACACGTGCTTCCGCGTCAGCGGCAACACGTGGTTCAAGGCCAGCGTGCTCGACGACATGGCCAAGTCGATCACCGCCCCACTGCGCGAGCAGGAGATCACCTACCAGGGCAAGCGCTTCGCGCCGGCGCTCATCTACGAGGCGCCGCAGGCCGGACAGGAGTACGCGGTGTTCGGCGACGTCGCAGAAGGCGTCGCTGGCGACGGCAGTTCGGCGCATGTGCTCAACGCGCGCACCGGCGCTACAGCCGCGGTGTGGTGGAGCAACACGATTCCGCCCGGCGACTTCGGCATGGTGCTGGCCATGCTGGGCTGGATGTACCACACCGCGATCGTCGCACCCGAGCGCAACAACCACGGGCACGCGACACTGGCGGTGCTCACGACCGTCTGTCGCTACCCGCGCGTGTACGTGCACACGGATGGTCGCCTCGGCTGGAGCACGGACCCGTCGACGCGTCCCGTCATGTGGGAAGACCTTGGCCTCGCGATTCGCGACGGCTCGGCGCGCACGCCCGACGCGGCAACGCTCGGCGAGTGCAAGACGCTCATCACCGACGAAGACGGCAAGCCGCGCGCGCGCGGCAAGAAGGCCGCGAACAAGGACTCGTGTCGCGATGACCGCTACGTGAGCTGGGCCGGCGCATGGCAGTTGCGCGGCTTCGCGCTCGCAAAGTCGGGCGGCGCGCACTTCCCAGGGATCTGAAGCCAAACCAATGACGTCGGAAGAGTTGCTAGACGCGTTGAAGGCGACGCGCAAGGACTACGCCTCGGAGCTCGTCTGGCATCGCTTCTTGCTCGACGCGTACACCGGCACAGGCGGCTTCGAGGGCAAGGTCAAACAGCCGCAGCGCGCGTTTCTCGGCTGGGCCGCCGAGGTGTACAGCGACCAGGCCATGACGCAGTACGGCGCGCAGGTTGGTGCGAACTGCGACACGTACCTCGACCGCTACCCACGCGAGGACCAAAAGAAGTACGACGCGCGCAAGAACGTTGCGACCTACCTCAACTACGTCGAGGCGATCCTCGACACGCTCGTCAGCTACATCCTCAAGACGGAGATGCAGCGCGAGAAGCTGCCCGACTCGGTCAAGAAGTGGCAGGAAAACGCCGGCGGCAAGGGTGTCACGTGGGAGTCGCTCCTCGACGAGATCGTGATTCCGCGCGCCGCATTGCTCGGTTGGACGCCGGTGATGTTTGACATGCCGCGCGCGCCCCAGCTCGCGCCCGGATCGCCCGGACTGACGCGCGCGCAGTCCGACAAGGCCGGCATCATCCCCAAAGCGATCCCACTCTTTCCCGCGAACCTGCTGAGCTGGCAGCTCGACGACGACGGAGCCTTCAGGTGGGCCAAGGTCCGCGTCTGCTACACGACGCAGCCCGACCCGCTGCGGGCGCCGGTAAAGGAAGATCACTACCTCATCTGGCATCCGACGCACTGCGATAAGTACGTCGTCGTGACGGCCGAGGACAAGACAGAGCGCATCGTCTCGCAAGAGAAAGTGCCGCACACGTTCGGCGTGGTGCCGATAGTCATCTGGCGGCAGAAGCCGAACCCCGAGGACACGGTCTACGGACTCGGATTCGTCGACGGCGTTGCGAAGGTTGTTCGCCGGCTGTTCAACTTGCAGTCCGAGCTCGACGAGCACCTGCGCTCGTCAGTGTTCGCAATGTTGCAGGTTCCGGTGCCCGCGAACGGTTCGCCGCCGAGCGAGCTGGTCGCCGGCAGCAGCAACGCCTTGCTGCTGCCGCACGGCTCCTCGCACCAGTACGAGTGGATTGCGCCGCCGGAGAGCGTGGCCGGCACGTACGAGACGCGCATCACGAACACGGTGCGCGAGATCTACCGCCTCGCGCGCGACGAGTACGACGACGAGAGCGCGGTCGCCGAGAGCGGCGTCGCGCGGGCGTACAAATTCGAGAAGACCAATCGCAAGATCGGCGACTTCGCGACGCAGCTTGCGAAGGCTGAGAAGCGCGCCTATGCCGTTGTTGGCGTAGCCATGGGCGTGTCGTCCGAGTCGCTCGACCAGGTTGCAGTCATCCCGCCGGACAACTTCCGCGTGGAGGATCTCGAGTCCGACATGAAGAACGCGCTCGACGCGGTGTCCTTGGGATTGCCGCCGACGGCGCAGCGGTTGCTCAAGCGCCGCGTGACGCTGAAGCTGATTCCGAACCTCAGTCGCGACGAGATCGCGGTCATCGACGCTGAGCTCGAGGACGAGCAGAAGGCCGCGGAGCAGGCCGAGCAGGAGCGCCGCGAGATGGAGAGCGCCGCGGCGCAGCGCGAAATCGACGGCGAGCCCGACCCCAACGACGACGCCGGCGAGGGAATCCCGCCGGGCCTTGCGCCTGGCAAGAAGCCGGGCGAGAAGAAGAAGCCGCCACGCAAGAGAACGAAGAAGCTTGCGGCGTAAGCGTATGCCCAACGACGTCGTCATCGCACTGCCAACCGATCGCGAGCAAGCAGCGGAAATGCTCGAACGCATGGCGCGCGACGTACGGGACGGGCGCGTTACCAACATCGGCGTCGCCCTGGTGCTCAAGGAGCCGGACGGCGACGCGATCGGCACGGGCTTCGGGTCGATCGACAGCCACCCGGACCTGCCGTCGCTTCTCGGTGCGATTGCCATCTTGAACCACCGCGTGATCGCCGACTTCAGGTCCCCACGATGAGCAAGGCCCACGCGGACGCGCAGAACATCGCTGCGAAGATCTACGGCGAGGCGCGCAAGCAGGCGCTCGCCGCCCTGGCCAAGCACATCGGCAAGCTCGACGCGCTCTACGCCGCCGACGCCGACGCGCTCAAGGCCGAGCTGCGCAAGCTCTTCAAGCAGAGCGGCATCCCCCAGCGCCGCGCCACCAAGCTCGTCGACGACATCCTCGGCGCGTCGCGCGCCAAGCGCGTGAAGGTTGTGCGCGAGGCGATCATCGATGCGGCGAAGGCTGCACACGGGCTCGACTCCGCGACGTTCAACGCCATCTTCTCTCCGAAGGAGGTGGCGCAGGCGCGGCTCCCTTTATCCGGTTCGCCGCAGAGCGAGACGCGCTCGTTGCGGCTAGTGAGCGCATCCGAGGACGAACCACCCGAGACCGACTGAGCCTGAGCGCGCGCTTCCACGCGAACGACAAGCGCACGTCCGAGCAGATGCGCCGGCAGCTGATCGGCAGCATCCGCGCCGGCGAGGCGACGACACGCATCGCGGAGCGCCTGCTCGCGATCGACAAGCCGATCGTGCACCTGCCGAAGCACGTGCGCGCACTGCGCGACGCGGCGCAGATGGCGACGCAGCTTGGGCAACCGAACCACTACCGTGCCGCGGTCAACACGTGGCGCGGCCGCGTTGAACGCCTCGGCCAGGGCGTGAAGCGCGCGCCCGGCGCGTACACGATGCGCAGCGCGACACAACAGCTCGTGAAGGACTTGAACGGCGCGTCGGTGCAGCAAGCCGACGCCGCAGTCGAGCGCTGGGTGCTCGAGCGCGCACGGCACCAGGCACGCATGATCGCCCGCACGGAGACCGTCGACGCGTTCCGCGAGGTCTACCGCAAGGGCGCCGAGAGCCAGCCGTACACCCGCGGCTTCCGCTGGAAGACCACGATCGCGCACGGCGCTCCCGACGAGTGCGACATAATCGCGAACCAGGACGACTACGGACTCGGGCCGGGCGGATACCCCGCGGGCAGCCTGCCGACGAATCCGCACCCGCACTGCACGTGCTCGGTGGTCGCGATCGTAGACGCCCAGCACTTCAAGCGCGAGCTCGCGAAGCTGAAGGGCACCGCGCAACCGGCACAGCCGTGGATCAGCGGCAAGCGCGAGACCGGCCAAAGCTGGGTCAAGCGCCAGCCGGCCGCGTACCAGCGCAAGCTGCTCGGCCCGACTCGCTACGCCGCGCTGCAGGCGGGCCAGCAAGTCATCGCGGCCGACGGCACGCTGATCCCGGTGCACAGCATCCTCGGCGTTGCAGCACCAGCCCGCACGCTCGGAGCGGCCGTGCCGGCGACGAACGTGATCCGCGCCGCGCGCGCGCAGCAGGTTCGCCCGTTCCCCAAGGTCGCCGGCGCCAGGCGCTAGGCCGCGCTGCTCGAGCAATCCGTTGTCCCTTCGCGCCCGCGGGCGCCGAGGGCGAGATCCGTCGGAGAAAAAGACATGACCACGCCCTACACCCGCAAAGTGGCCGACTTCCCGCAAGAGCGCGGCAACGGCGCCGTCGCCGCGGTCAACGAAGTGATCGACGCGATGGCCACGCAAGGCCAACTCGTCCATCACCTGCACAAGAGCTCGCAGCTGATCACCACGCCGAACGCGGCCGACCTCGGCACCAGCAAGACGCTGGCGAGGGCGCTGGCGCTGGCCGTGATCGCGCACACGGGCGACACCGACATTCACACGGCCGACGACGGCACCGCCCAGGCCGCCGCGTGGGCCTCGGCGCCGGCAGAGCCGGCGAACCTCACCGAGGTCCAGAACATCCTCAACGAGCTCAAGACCGATCTGAACGCGCACGTCGCGAGCACCGCGGCGCACCGCAACAAGTGGGGCGCTCCGGGCACCACCGGGCTCGTCGCGTTCGCGATCACGACGGCGGACGCGAACGACCAGAGCACGGCGAACGCGCTCGCGAACGCGATCAAGGGCTTCCTGAACCTGCACATGCAGTCCGCGGCGAGTTCGGTCGAAGTCGTCGCGAGCTGAAGTCGGCGGGCGCGCGTAGCGCCCACGCACGAGAACTACCCAAAAGAGAAGCCCTCTCGGTCGGCGGTGCAATGCCGGCCGAGAGGGCTCAGCGCGACGCTGGTGTCGCGCACAGGAGAGCCCGGAGCCGCCTGCGGATAGGCACCGGCGCGTCAGCTCAACTGACGTGATGCACAACCACCGCGCGCCATCACCGGCGCGGCGCGCGGATTAGCTCGAGCCGGGGTTCATCACGCCAGCGCATCACCGGCGCGCGCTGACGCTCAACAGCCGGGTCAACAGGACCGCCGCCTCACCGGCGCGCGGCGTTCCTGCGTTCGCAACAGCCGGGCCATCGCAAGCAGGGGCGTTACGCCTGTGAACGGATCGACTCGATGAAATTCATGTACCTCCTCGCGCTCGGTTACCCGGAGCGCTTCGCGCGCAACTCGACGATCGCATCGCTGCCGCCCGAAGGTGAGGGTGGCGAAGGCGAAGGCGGCAAGGGCGGCGGTGATGGTGGCGGCGGCGGTGGTGGCGGCGGCGAGCCGAAGACGTTCACGCAAGAGCAGCTGAACGGCTTTCTCGCGGCGGAGCGAAAGAAGCTCACCGACAAGCAGACGGCGCAGGCGGCCGAGATCGAAGCGCTGAAAGCGAAGGTTGCCGAGAACGACGAGCTCAAAGCCAAGCTCGCGAAGATCGAGGAAGACAAGGAGCTCGCCGGCAAGTCCGAGCTCGAGAAGGAACGCGCGCGCGCCGAGAAGGAAGCGAACAAGCTCCGCGGCGAGCGCGACACGGCGATCCGCGAGCGCGACGAAGCGCGCGGGGCGACCGACAACGAGAAGGCATCGCACCGTATGACGCGCGCGCGCAACAGGCTGACGAGCGCGCTCACGCAGGCAGAGGTGTTTCCGACCGCCGCCGACGATGCGCTCGAAGGCATGGTGCGCAGCGCCGAGTTCGACTTCGACGACGAGACCGGCGAGCTCAAGAGCCTGACGCTCAACCACGACGGCACGCGCTACCAGGCCAACGAGCTGAAGAAGGCGGCCGAGTCGTTCCTGAAGCACAAGCCGCACTTCGCCAAGGGCGCGGGCGGCGGCACCGGCGCTACTCGTCCGACCGGTGGCGGCGCCCACGGCGGCAAGCCGCTGCACGAGCTCTCCACCGATCAACTGCTCGAAATCGATCGGCAGAAGCAAGGCAAGTAGGTTCGGCTGCGGCCTCGATGGTCCGCGCCGCGATTCCAAACACAAAGGTGAGACAGAAACATGGCGCAGACCATCTATGACGCGATGAAGTCGTCGCAGAACCCGTTCTCCGTCGCGGCCCTGAAGGCGATCGCCACCAGCGACATGCTCTTCAGCGTGTTGCCGTTCGTCCCGAAGGGCGGCGAGGCGTTCGAGTACGAGCGTGAGAAGTCGCTCGGCAGCTTCGCGTTCGTCGCGGACGACCACACGACCGTCGAGGAGAGCACGGGCGAAGACGAGCTCGTGACGGTGCCCAAGCGCGAAGCGGTGGCGGACTTCTACATCCGCAACTTCGCGCAGGAGAACCTGTCCGGGCTCGCTTCGCCGTCCGACCGCCAGACGATCAAGAAGTTCAAGGCGGCCGGGCGCATGCTCGCGGACAAGTTCGTCAACGGCGGCCACGCGACCGGCTTCACGATGGACGCGTTCCAGGCCGGACCGTACGTCGATGCGGTGCTCGGCTCGTCCGCGCACCTCGACACCCAGCGCCGCGCGCCGGGCACGATCAAGTACACGAACGCCGGCACGAAGGTGCAGTTCCGCGCGCCCGGCGACCGCACGTTCGGTCCGCAGGTGACCGCGGCGACCGACGGCAGCTACCTGCTACTGAGCGACAACCCGAGCAAGTGGGTCGTCGTCACACTCGACGTCTCCGACGCGACGGGCGACGCCGAGCGCAACATCTACTTCACGTCGACTACGAACGAGTTCGACGGCCTGAAGAAGCTGATGTCCTCGGGCCAGGTGCGCAGCGCGAAGGGCGCAAACGGCGACGCGCCGACGCTCGCGATCCTCGACGAGCTGCTCGACGCAGTGAAGGTGACCGAGGGTCTGGCGTTCGTCATGCCGTCGGCCATCAGCCGCAAGTACGACAACATCTTCCGCTCGATGGGCGGCAGCAATCCGCTGACGCTGCCGAACTCGAGCAAGCAGGTCGCCTCGTACAAGGGTGTCCCGTTCCTGAAGAACGACTGGATCACGCGCGACGAGACCAAGGGCGATGCGACGACGCTGTCGAGCATCTACCTCGTCGCGCTGAACGACGACGAGGGCCTCTACATGGGCGCGCTCGGCGGCCAGAAGTTCGACGTCCAGGCCGATCCGCGAAACGCGAGCGTCATGGGCTTCCGCCTGTACGAGCTCGGTCAGATCCAGGGCGGCCCGAGCGCGTTCGGTCGTCGCCTGTCGTGGTTCGGCGCGGCCGCTCTCGGCAGCGACCTGGCCGCGGCGCGCGCGTCGGAGCTGATTTCGGAGTGAACCATTAGCGCAAGCGCCCGCCCGGTCTAACCAGCCGGGCGGGCAGCCCGCGCGCTTTTGTTCGAAGGACCGACTGCATGCCCGTGACTCTGGAAGAGATCCCGCGTAACGGCGACGGTGTCGTTGACGCGCTGTTCCGACTGCGTCATCGCGACGAGAGCTTCACCTTCGGGTACGGCAACGTCGTCTTCGAGAACGGCGCTACGGTCAAGCCCATCACCGGGCGCGAGCTCGAGCGCATCGTCGGAGCCATGGGCAACGACCTGACGCTCGAGCCGTGGACGGGGCCGATCAACGACGAGGCGCCCGCGCCGCGCCGGCGTACAGTCGTGCCGCAGCGCCCGCTGACCCGTGTGCCGCTACCGCCGGAACTGAGGGAGGCGCCATTGCCGGCAGCCCCCGCGCCATGCGCGTCGCAGGTATCGCAAGCTCCGCGCGCGCCGCAGGCGCCCCAGCAACCGCTCCCGCCGCCCGCGCCGGTGATCAGAGCAGGCGCCGACGACCTGCCGCACGACGTCGACGCGCTCACATCCATCGCCGCCGCGCGCGGCATCAAGGTCGAACAGGGGTGGGGTGCGAGGGCCATCCGCAAGGCCATTCGCCGACAAGAGCGAGGAGCGTAAATGCTGATCCGATCCGACATCCTTCCGCTTCCGGCACCGGGCAACTTCGTCTGCACCGAGTGCGACGGCCGTACCGTCGACGCCGCGGGTGCAATACGCGCGCTCGACAGCCATCACACCGTGTTCCCGGCCGACGCGCTGACCGCGCGCATCATCGCCGATCGCCTCGACAAGCGCGGCAACGCATCGCGCGCCAGCATGTTCCGCAAATGGGCCGCGGAGAGGTTCGAGGGCGGGGTCGTGATGGCGCCGGTCGTGGCGCCGACGATCATCGACCCCGCGGTCATCAACATGGCGCAGGCCGAGCTGGCCGCCGGCCTGCAGGGGAAGCCCGATTCCGCAGGTGGTGCAGGTGGTGCAGGTGCGACCGCACCGACCGACGAAGAACTCGCCGCCAAGGCCGCGCACGAGTACATGGTCGCGATTCTCCTCGAGACGACCAAGGAGATCAACGACGCCGGCGACGACATGACCACGCTCGGCGAGCTCGCCGAGCGTGTCGGCGTAAAAGTCAAAAGCGATTCCGCAGATGGGTTGCGCAACGCCATCGTCAAGGCGGTCACGAAAAGCCTCTACAAGAACTCGTCCGCAACCCAGGTGAGCGCGGCCATGAAGGCCGCATCCGCGACTCTCAAGGCAACCACACCGGAGGCGTGATGCCTCTCGCGACCGACGTCAACGTCGACGAGCTCTACGCGGGCGCCCAGCGCGCGGAGGACGCGCTCGAGAACAACATTCCGGTCGCCCTCAACCTCGCCGCCGACCTCGTCGCGGCCGAGGCCAAGAGCAACCACGACTACCAGGACCGCACCTCGATCCTGACCAACTCGATCGCTAACGCCGGCGTCGAGGGCTCGCTCAAGGGCGGCACGCTCGAGGCCACGGTCGGCGCCGGCGCGAAGTACGGCATTTTCGTCGAGGCAGGCACGCGCCCGCACTTGATCAAACCACGCTTCAAGAAGGCGCTACGCATCCCGATCGAAGGCGGCTTCGCCTTCGTCGGAGCGGTCCAGCATCCCGGAACCAAGGCGTACCTGTTCCTTTCGAACGCAATCGAGCGCAAGGGACCCGAGATCGACGAGACCGTCGTCGACGCAGTGACCCTGTCGTTTGCACAGGCCGGATTCGAGTAATCAACCATGTCGCTCATCACCGCAGCCAGCGTTGCCACCGTCCAGATGCTCAAGGACGAGCTTGGCAGCGATGAAGCGCTCGCGAATCTCACCCCGTCGTCCGATGCCGACGCGCCGACCAAGGCGATCCAGGCCGCGCTCGACGACGTCGTGTACATGCTCAAGAACCGCGTTCCGCCGGTGCTCGAGCGCGACCTACGCGACGTGACCGAGCTGAAGATCCCGGTCGTCTACGGCGCGCTCATGCGTCTGTTCCGCCAGAACATCACGACCGGCGACGAGAAGGACGTCAACGCGCGCCGCGCGCGTGACTACCAGGCGATGTACGACCAGCGCGTGGCAACACTGCGTCCGACGCTCATCTCTTGCGAGATCGCGTCACCCGCGACCATCGCCTTCCATCGGCGTTGAGCATGCTGATCGATCAGCAACAAGACGTCATGTTGACGGTGATCGCCGGCTTGTGTCGCGCGGCTGTGCACGGAACGCTTGCCGAAGATGCGCTCAAGGCGGTCTTCAGCGATCCGCGCGACCTGTCGACCGCGGCCGCGCACGGACTGCCAATGCTCGCCATCTACCGCGGCGGCGAGAAGAAGCGTCGGCAGGACTCCGCGACGATCGTGCAGGACGTCACGGTGGTGTTCGAGTACGCGTTGCCCGCGACAGCTGGGCAGAAGCGTGCGGAGCGCTGGCCTGCGCTGTCGGCCATCTGGAACGTCATCGCCGACACGATGATCGCGGGGCGATATCCGTCGATCGGCGGCGTGAACACGCTCGACGTCTTGGGTGCGGCGTACGTGCACGAGAACTCGCTCTCGGTCGAGTACGGCTTCGCCGCTGGCGGCAGCGAGAGCTACCCGTACTTCCGCGGCACGATGTTGTTCACGCACTCGCCCGACGAGCTGATCGACCGCACGGCTGATCTCGACGACTTCTTGATCAACCACGTCGCATTCAACGGCCCGGGCGGCGACTTCGCTGCGTTCGCATCGGTCGATCCGCTTCTGCCTGCAGACACCACCGAGCTGCCCGCTTCGGACAGCTGAAGGGATCCAGCATGTTGACCAAGTTTGTGAAGCCTGGCCTCGGCCAGGATGGGCAGCCGTACGTCATGCGCCACCCGCGCACGAAGCGGCTCATCCCCGCCGACGGCGTGGAGCTGCTCGACAACCACTTCCTCAAGACCCGCTTGAAGGACGGCAGCCTCGTGCCCGCTGAGCGCCCCGTGAAGGCGGAGGCGGAGGCAGCGCCCGCGCCCGCGCCCGAGCAGGCACAGGAGCAGCCCGCGCCGCTCGCGCTCCCGGCCGAGTCCGAGGCAGCGCCCGCGGCCGAACCCGAGTCCGCCGAGCTGACGCGGCCGGCTTCCGAGCAACACGCATCGTCGCGCCGAGCGCGCGTGAGGGAGTGACGCCATGGGTGTGCAATTCGACACGATCAGCAGTGGCAAGCGCACGAACTCGAGTCACTTCGAGGTCAACAACTCGCGCGCCGTCCAGGGCCTGAACCGCAAGCCGAGCAAGCTCCTGATCATCGGGCGCAAGCTGACGACCGGCTCGGTCGCTGAGCTCGTGCCCAAGCGCGTGCTCAGCGGCGATCACGCGGACGCGATGTTCGGCGTCGGCTCCGAGCTCGCGGAGATGTGCCGCGCGGCGAAGGTGGCTAACAATGCGTCGGATATGTGGGCGATCGCAAGCGACCCGCTCACGACCGGCACCGCCGGCACCAAGACGCTCACCGTCACCGTCACCACGGCGCTCGCGGGCACGATCCATCTGTACATCGCCGGCCTCTGGTACGTCCCGGTCGCGGTCGACGCCGGCCAGATCGACGACGACATCGCCGCCGCCATCGTGGCCGCCATCCAGGCGCACCGCGGCTACGCGCGCATGCCGTTCACGGTCGCCGCAGTCGAAAACGTCGTGATCTTCACGATGAAGTGGAAGGGCGTCGACGTCGCGGACGTGCGCTGCAACTACAACAACTCCGACGCGTTCCCGGGCGGCGTCTCGGTCGCGATCGCGGCGGGCGCTGCCGGCGCCGGCAATCCCGACATCTCGGAAGTCGTCACCGCAATGGGCAGCATCGAGTGGTACGACACGATCGCGAACCCGTATCGCGACGCGACGAACCTGCATCTGCTCGAGGAAGAGCTGCTGCGCCGCTTCGGCGGCGAGGTCCAGAAGGATTGCCAAGCCTTCAGCGCGGTTCCCGGCAACTTCGGCACCGCGAGCACGCTCGGTGAATCGCGCAACAGCCCGTTCTTGTCCATCGTCGGCGCGAGCACGTCGCCAACGCCGCCGTGGATCTGGGCGGCAGTCGCCGCGGCAGTCGACGCCGGTGAGCCGGACCCGGCTGTGCCGCGCCAGGGCGTCACCTATCCGGGTGTGCTGCCCGCGGCCGTGTCGGACCAGTGGGACGAAGCGACGCGCGAGCTGCTGCTGTACTCGGGCATCTCGACACACACCGTCGATGCCGGCGGCCACGTCATCGTCGACCGGGTGATTACCACGTACCGCACCAACTCGCAGGGCGTGCCCGATGAGTCGTACCTGAGCATCGAGACGATGCGCACGCTATCGGCGATTCGCTACGACGCGCGCACCTCGGTCTTGCTCGCGTTCCCGCGCTACAAGTTGGCCAATGACGGCGCGAAGTTGCCGCCGGGTCAGAAGATCATGACCCCGTCCCTCATGAAGGGGCATCTCGTGAGCCGCTACGACCTCTGGGGCCAGCAGGGCTGGGTCGAGATCGCTTCGCGCCAGCAGTTCATCGACGAGCTCGTGTGCATGCGAGATCCGGCGAACGTCGACCGTCTGCAGGCACAGCTCGGGCCGAACCTGATGAATCAGTTCCGCGGCATCGACGCGCAGATCGCCTTCATCCTGTAAGCGCACCGCGCGCGTAGTCCGCGCGCCCCTTCATCGAAACCGGATTGCCTCGGCGAGCGCGCCACCGCGTGAACGCCGAGGTCCGTCCACGGCTCGCGCACGGAGAGACAATATGGCGAAGATTTTTGGCGTAGGCATCGTTCGGCTCAACGGTGTCGACTACCGCACGATGCCCGGCATCGATTTCGAGATGGGCGGCGAAGAAAAGGAAAGCCAGTACGCGAGCGGCCGCCGCACCGGAGCATCGTCTAAGCCGGCGGGCTCGAAGCTCACGGTCAAGTTCCAGGTGCTGTCGGACACCGACATCGAAGCGATGCGCGCATTCGAGGGTACCGCCGAGTTCATCACCGACGTCAATATCACGTACGCAATCCCGAACGCGGAGATCATGACGCCGCCGAAGCTCGCCGACCAAGCCGGTGGCGTGCAGGTCACGATCGAAGGCGACCCGGCAACGAAGGTCTGACGCGATGCAGTTCACCGACGAGCGACTGAGAGCCATGATGCGGGGCCGGCGTGAAGTGCGCGTGGTTCCGTTTCCTGGCATGTGGGATCAGGATGGCGCGAACATCGGCATTCGCATCCTGACCGACGACGAGATCGACCAGGCGTTTATGGACGCCACGGTCTACGTGCGCGCGAAGGCAACATCGCTGCGTCTCACTGCGCCGCAGCTGCTCGAGACGAACGCGGAGATTCTCGACCGCGAGAACCATCGGCAGCTCGTCTTTCGAGCGTTCGTCCAGGCTGAACCGGACATCGAGACCGGCGAGCATAAGCGCTTCTTCCCGAGCTCGCTGGCGGTGCAGCAGCTTGACTCCGAACTCGTCCAGACACTCTACGCGATGTATCTGGACCACCAGAACTACGTGAACCCATCGCGTGGCATGACGCCGGAAGACGTTGCCACGGTGGCTGAACACCTGGGAAAAGAGCCCGGCGCTGGGGTGCTCTTGATGGCCTACGATGCACCCACGCTACGGAGCTTAGTGCATATTTTGGCGTCCCAGCTGCGGACGTTACTCGCTGGCAAGTGATGTTCTGGATCGAGGCGCGTCAGGCGCTTCGCGAATACACGAACGGGTGAACGCGTGGCGAACCGCACGACAAAGGCGATCGTACGGCTCAGCGTTGTCACCGACGCGCGCCTGAAGGCGGTCCTCGCCGCGGCCGCGGCCGACATCAAGAAGAGCGGCGCAGAGACGCGTGCGTCCGAGGAGCGCGACGCGAAGGCGGCCGCAGCGGCGAAAGCCAAGGCTGCAAAGGAAGCCGCCGCAGCGGCCTCGAAGGCCGCAAAAGAAGCGGAGGCGGCTTCCGCAAAGTCCTCAAAGGAGCAAGCGCGCGCGGCGGTCGCTGCAGCGAAAGAGCAAGCGCGCGCCGCGGTGGCACTCGCCAAAGAGGAGGAGCGTGCGGTTCAGTCCGTCGCACGCGCGAAGGAAAAGGCCGCGCGCGATGCCGTTCGAGCGGCCGAGCGCGCGGCGGCGGCGACACGGCGCGAAGCGGAGAAGACCGCTCGTGCGCAGGTTCGCGAGGCGGAGAAGGCCGCGCGTGAGCAGACGCGGTTCAATGAGCGCAGGGGCGCCAACATGCGCAACTTCGTGATCGGCACCGCCGGCGCGGCGTACGGTCTGGCGCGCGGCAGTCTCGACCTGATCGGCCGCGGACAGAGCCTCGCCGGCGTCGGCTCGCTCGAAGAGCGACTGTCGACGACGAAGCAGTTTCGGCAGGACATGATCATCACGGCCAATGAGGCGAAGGTCTCGGACAAGGACCGCAAGAAGATCGAGGAGGACGTCCTCAAGGCGAGCGAGAAGACCGGCATCTCGATTCTCGAAATGTCCGGCGCGCTCATGGCGGCACAGCAGAACTTCGACAAGTTCAAAGAGTTCGCGGACATCATCGGCGAGCTCGCGCAGGTCTCCGCGGCCAAGGGCACGCCGCTGAAGGACCTGGTCAACATCGTCGGCACCGCGTCCGTGAGCCTCGGGCTCAACAGCGCTGAGGAGAAGCGGAAGTTCATCGACGTGCTGATCTCGACCGCGGAGCGCGGTTCTGTCGAGGCCGGCGCGTTCGCATCCAACTTCGGCGCGATGCTGCCGTTCTACACGCAGGTCACGCACCGCACGGGCATGGAGGGTGCGCGCGAGATGTTCGCGTTCGGCCAGGTGCTCGGCAAATACCACCCCGGCGCGCCCGGCGAGGCAGCGACTGAGGCCGAGGCGCTGCTCTTCAAGCTGAGCGAGCCGCAGACGCAGGCAGACCTGCTCAAGGCCGACGTGAAGGTGACCGAGGGCGGCAAGATCGGCGGGCAGATGCTGCCGTTCAACGACATCATGAAGAACCTAGCGGAGTCGAAGAAGTATTCGCTCCCCGGTGTGGGCTTCGCGATTTTCGGCCGCAAGGAACCAACCATCGCAGCTTCGAACCTGATCCAGGCGTATCGCGAAGACCCGAACGCGATGCTGAAGCTCCAGAACATCGAGGAGGGTGCCGGCGCAGCGTCTGCCGGCGCGTCGTTCGAGAAGCTCAAGAGCGACGCGAGCTTCAATCTGGGGCTTATCGGAACACAGGCGCAGGCGGCGACAACGCGCGACGCCGACCGCATCGTGCAGACGATCATGCCGGCGGTGAAGGCGCTGACCGAGACGCAGAACAAGTTCCCGCTGCTCACCGAGAGCATCGGCACGCTCGAGTCGACGCTGCGGTACGCGATCGCCGCGCTCGTGACGAATACGCTGCTCGGCGGCGGCGGCGTGGCGTCAGCCGGCGGAGCAATCGCGGCGGTCGCCGCGGCGAACGGCGGCGGCGCGGCTGGAGTGCTCGGCGCCGAAGTGTTCGGCAACACGGCGGCGGTCGGGTTCGGCAACGCGGTGGCGTTTAGCGCAGCCAGTATCGGCGCCGCGCTGGGTGCGGGATTCGCAGCCTACGTTGCAACGAAATCTCTATTGGAGCTGACCGGCGCCGACAAGGACATCGAGACCGCCGGCGTCAACCTGTACGAGGACTTGGGCGGAGAGAAGACGGAGCGCGCAGCGAGGCCCGGCGTCGAGAGCGAAAGCCACGGCTTCACGCCGGCGGCGTCGGATGCATGGTCGAGGATGGCCTACGGCGCGATGGGTCCGCAGCAAGGGCCGATCGGGTTCTTCACCGACGCGCAGATGGAAGCGATCCAAAAGAGCCGTGACAGCAAGAACGAGATCCACATCCTGCTCGAAGACGGCCGCGCGCGCACGCGTTCGGTGCGCAGCGAAGGGCCGGCAGAGGTGGACGTCTGGGTGAACACCGGCAACGCGACCTGGTGACGACATGGCACCCAAGCTACATCAGCCGTCGTGGCGCGGCGTGCCATTCGAAGTCGAGTCGACCGACGACGAGCCCGGCGGCGCGCGCAATGTCAAGCACGAGTTTCCCGGCCGAAAGGAAGCGTACGGCGAGCCGAACGGCGAGTACGCTGGTCGCTTCCCGCTCGATGGCCACGTCATCGGCCCGGACTACATCGCTAAGCGCGATGCGCTCGAGGAAGCACTCGCCGTCCCCGGTCCCGGCAAACTCGTCCACCCGACGCGCGGACCACTGCTTGTGTCGCTGGAGTCGCCGCCAAGGGTGCACTGGTCTAGCGATAAGGGCGGCATGTTCCGCTTTTCGATGGTTTTCTTCGAGTCCGCGCCGGCCTCGGCGCCGGTTCAGACCATCGACACTGCCTCGAAGATCGAGGCCCTCAAACCGATCGTGTACCTGCACATCGGCGGCGACTCGCGCCTGAACGTCTCCGGCCCGGACTTCCTGGCTACAGCTGCACGCCTGATCTTGGCCGGTCCGCGCGGACTCACAACCGAATTGTCCAAGGTCAACAACCGCATGTCCGCGGCGTTCAACCTGGTCGACGACGTGCGCTCGTCGATCGTCGACCTCGGCAACGAGGTCGGCACGCTCGTGCGAACGCCCGAGACGCTCGCAATCAAGTTGCAAGGGTTGGTCAACGGCATCTTCACCGCTGTCGGGGCCGCCGGCTTCGACCTGAACCGCGGCGACAAGCAGCGCAACACCTCGCGCGTGGCGTCGACACTGAGCGCGCTGACCACGCTCGGCACGTTCGGCGACACGCAGCCGCCGGTGCCCGCGCCCGACGGCGTCGCGAACCTGACCGCCACGCGCCGTCGCCAGCTGCTGAATCAGAACGCTCTAATCGACATGATCGAGGTGACGGGTCTGGTCGAAGGCGTCGGCGCTCTCGCAGACCTTCCGCTCGACAACGCAGCCCAGGCTGGCGACGTGCTCAGCGCCGTCAACGATGTGTTCGATCGGATTCAGGACCGCGGCTCGCTGCCGGACAGCATCAGCAAGCCGCTGCGCGACCTGAAGGCGACCTTCCTCGCTCACCTGCGAAACCAGACCGTGGTCGAAAGCGGTCTCGGGCGCTACACGCCGCCGCTTGCCGCGCCAGCGCTCGTCATCGCCTACCAGCTCTACGGGGACGCCAGTCGTGACCAAGAGATCGTCGACCGCAACCGCATCGAACACCCGTGCTTCGTGCCGGGCGGCGTCGAGCTCGCGGTAGCCGATGGCTGACAACCCGGACGACGACGAAGTAAAGCTCGTCGTCAACGGCACTCGCTACGAGGGCTGGAAGACCGTCCACTACCACGAGAGCATCTCCGAGCTCTCGCCGGTGTTCCGCATCGGCTACGCGGACAAGTGGACCGAGCTCGGCGAGGAGCTGCCGATCGAGGATGGCGACCGCGTCGAGCTCTTCTTCGGCGCCGATAAGCTGCTGACCGGCTTCGTCGACGAGACGGACGAAGAGTACGACGAGCGCAACCACACTCTCGAGGTGTGCGGTCGCGCGAGGACGTGCGACCTGGTCGACTGCTCGGCCATCTACAAGAAGGGTCTCATTCGTGGCAAGAGCTTTCGCGAGATCGCGGCGCTGCTCTGTAAGCCGTTCGGCATCAGCGTCTCGCTCAGCGGCTCCAACGTCGATGTCGACGACGTGATTCCGGTCTTCAAGATCGAAGACGGTGACACGGTCTTCGACGTACTGAACGGCCTCGCTCGCAATGTCGGCTCGCTTCTGCAGACCGACGCCGACGGCGACCTGGTCATCACGCGCGCGGCGACGCAGCCGTTGCCGAACGCCCAGATCCGCAGCGTCGAGAACATCAAGCGCGGCCGGCTTCGCAAGAGTTCGCGCGACCGCTACTCGAACTATATCTTCAAGGGCCAGGCCGCGGGGACCGACAACCACAACGGCAAGGTCTCGACGCAGATCAAGCACGTCGTCTCCGACGACGAGGTGAGGCGCTACCGGCCACTGCTCGTGGTCGAGTTGCACTCGTCGATGAAGCGCCGCGAGCGCCGCGCCATCTGGGAGCGCAACACGCGCGGCGGCCGTGGGTTCATGCCGATGTACAACCTGCGCGGCTGGCGCAACGTGCAGGGGCTCTGGCGCGTGAACACGATCGTCCGGGTGATCGACGACAGGCTCGGTATCGACGACGACATGCTGGTCGCGTGCGTCGATCTCACGCGCAGTCTGCGAGAGGGCTGCGTTGCGCAAATCACGGTTGCGCCGAAAGAAATGTACGACGTGCTCAAGCCGCCCCGCAGACCGAAGCACAAGCGCGGCAAGCATCGACGGAATCGTGCGCTCGAGCGTGCGCTTGGTGGACGATGAGCCCCGAAGATGTTGCGCGCATCGCGGCGGTCGTGACCCGCAGGATGGAGAGCCGTCTCGGCATGCTGGTCACGCGCTACGTGATGGAGGCAGCCAACGACAAGACCGGGTTCCAGTCGCTGAAGGGCGACGGCTTGGCCGACGACGCCGATGACGGTGTCGAGCACTTACAGCCGGGCGGACTCTCGCACGTCGCGCTGCCCGGTGCGGAAGGCGTGCGCCTTGCCGCCGGCGGCCACGTCGACAATCCGGTCGTGGTCGGCTTGGCGAACCGCGGTGCGCGCCCCAAGAACCTGGAGCCCGGCGAGACCGTGCTCTACACCGTCGGCGATAACGGCGGGATCAAGATCCGCCTGCTCGCCAACGGCGACGTGCTCATTACGCCGACCGGCAAGGTGCGCATCATCGGCGACCTGCGCGTCAATGGCGCGGTCGTGGCCGAAGGCGAGGTCACCGCGATGGCGGCCGGTGGGTCGGTGAATCTCTCGCAGCACATGATCAACTCGCCGATGGCGCCGCTCGGGCCTCCGATCCCTGGTCCGCCGGTGCCGGATACCTGATGCCGCTCATCGTCGCCGGTCTGCAGAGCGACCTCGAGTCGCTGTTCACGAACCCGCCCAACAACGTCGCGGCGTGCGCGCAGCAGTGGGCGAACGCGATCGGCGCGTACGCCTCGGGCATCATCCCGCCGTCGACCACGGTGACAGCGGCGCAGGCCGCGCTGCAATCGGCGCTCGCCGGCGCGTTCGTTTCTCCGGCGGCCGCGCCCGTGATGGACGCGGCGTTCACCGCGTTCGCGGCGCAGGTCGGGCTCGGCATGGCGCCGGCGTTCTCCGGCGTGCCGCCCGTGGCGCCGGTCGGCTTCGCCACGCTGTTCGCGCCGCCGAATCCGCAGACGAAGGCCGAGGCCGCGGCGCGCTTCGCGAGCACGATCGATGCCTGGTTTCACACCGGGATCGCGACGCTCGTCGCGCCGCCGAACACGCCGCAACCATGGGCCTAGTTCGGCGGTGGCCCTTCTTCCGGTAGCCAGGTGTCGCGCATGCGCTGAACGTGTGGCGGCGGGTCCTGGATTTCATGCGGCATCCTGAACGTCCAGCAGTCGTATAGCGACTCGGGCGTCAAGTGCGTTGCGGTCGGGTACGCGGCGCGGATCAGCGGCTGCGGGTGTCCGGCCGGCGCTGTGAACATGTCCCACTTGTACTTGTAGACGCTCAACTCAGTTCTCTCCGCAAGCTTTCGCGCAAACGGTTCGCTCAGTGAACCCGTCGGCGTAGCCGCGCAGTTGGAGGCATCCACGGATGCATGGCGAGTCGGGGGGGAACCACCGTACCCACGCGCTGTGCGCGAGCCATGCGCCAAAGAACAGGGCCACCAGTAATCGCGTGAGTGCCATCGCCGCCAGCGTAGCACGCGCCGCCGGTTGGCCGGGGCGCGCTCCATATCCACCGAGAAGGACACGAGAAATCCAATGACGGTACGCGCTGAATCAGTCCTCAACGGCGTTGCGGTCGCGTGGCTCGCGGTGGCCATGACCGGCACCGAAAAGGTGGTCAGCGAGACGCTCGATCTCGAGGATATCGTTGCCGGCGCCGCGTTCGTGGCGGACTGGACTAACGACGACTCCGTCGCCGGCGAGTTCACTGTCGAGCTCAGCAACGACGGTGTGGTTTGGTTTCCGATGTCGGTCGACAACGGCGAGATCAACACCGCTGGACCGGCGCTGTTCGAGTTCTCGACGCACTGCCGCTACGCGCGGCTCGCCTACAAGAACACCACCGGCGAGGGAACGCTCGGCGCGTTGAGCGTGCACGGGAACCGGCGCTGAGCCGTGATCGCACTGAAGCACAACGGTTCGTACTTCGACCTGGTCAACAAGAACGGGTTGCAGCTCGACGACACGCTCGAGACCGCTGTCGCGATCTCGCTGTTCACCGACGCGCGTGCGACCGATGACGAGCTGCGCATCGCAGGGCTGACCAAGCAGAGCAACCGCGGCTGGTGGGGCGACACCTATCCGCACGTGCCTGGATTCGTGCTCGGCTCGAAGCTTTGGCTCCTCGCGCGCGCCAAGAAGGATGACGCCACATCGCTGCTGCTCGCGCGCCAGTACACGCTGGAGGCGTTGCAGTGGTTGATCGACGACGGCGTGGCCGACTCGATCATCGTGACGCCACAGTGGTACCGCCGGGAGAACGCTGCGAACGGCGAAGTCGCGATCGCCACCGACATCTATCGACCACAGAACCCGCAGCCGCGCTGGCACCGCCTTTGGGGCGCGATCAGCGGCGAAATCTTGGAGGCCGCCTAAGTGCCGACAGAGTTCCAGCGGCCGACACCGGCCGAGCTAATCGCGCGGATCGCGACCGACATCGAAGGGGCGCTCGTCGGCGTCAACGCGCTCTTGCGCGCGACCGTCGAGTACGTCCTTGCGCGCGCGCTCGGCGGCGTCTTCCACGGTGTGCACGGCCACCTGGCGTGGATCGCTGAGCAGATCTTTCCCGACCAGGCCGTCGATCGCTTCGTCGTGCGCGCGGCGGACTTCTGGGGCGTTCCGCGGCGTCAGGCCAGCAAGGCGCACCGAATCCTCACCGTACTCGGCACCGGCGGAACGCTAGCGGCCGGCGAGGAGTTCGTTCGCTTGGCCGACGGGTTCTCGTTCACCGTCGACGCGAGCGCGTTCGGCGTGACGAGCTCGCAGGTCGCAATCACCGCATCGCTTCCGGGCGCAATCGGCAACCTTCGGATCGGCGAGAAGGTCATGCTCCTCACGGGTGTCGACGGCGTCACCAGCGAGGCGACCGTCACCGCACTCGGCGTCGATGGCGCCGACATCGAATCGATCCCGGCGCTCGTTTTGCGCATCCTCGATCGAATCCAGAATCCGCCGCGCGGCGGCGCGCCCGGAGACTACGAGACGTGGGCGAAGGAGGTTCCGGGCGTCACGCGCGCGTGGGAGTTCCCGCGCCAGGGTCGCACTGGCGATCCGGGGCTCGGACGGGTCGCGCTCACGTTCGTGATGGACAACAACGCCGACCCGATCCCGAGCGCGGACACCGTCGAACTCGTGCGGCAGTACGTGCAGGCGCGCGCGCCGTCTCAGGTCATCTGCTTCGCGCCGACGCCCGAGCCGTACGACTACAACGTGCGCCCCGTGCCGAACACGCCGGCGGTGCGCGCCGCAATCGAGGCCGAGGTCACCGACATGATCCGGCGCGACGCGGAGCCGGGCGGAACGATCAGCGTCTCGCGCTTCAACGAAGCGGTAAGCATCGCCGACGGCGAGATCAGCCACAACACGATCTCACCCGTCGCGGACAAGACGCATGCCTTCGGCGTGATCGCGGTGCCCGGTACGGCGACCTTCTCATCATGAACCCATGGCCAAAGACTACCTCACCGACTTCTGGCAGCACATGCCGCCGGGCAAAGCGTGGGAGCGCGCGGCCGAGGTCTTCAACCAGCTATTCGCTGGGCTGACTCCCGAGTTCGATCGCGCAGAAGCGCGCGGCGAAGACCTGCTGCGCGAGATGGACCCGCGCACAACCGTCGAGCTCTTGCCCGACTGGGAGCGCGTCGCCGCGCTGCCCGATCCGTGCTCGACGCCGCCGACGACGATCGAAGATCGCCAAGCGGCGCTGACTGCGAAGCTCTTGGCGCGGGGCAATGCGGACGTTCTGCCGATGATCCTCGCGACGCTTGACGCGCTTGGGTACGGCGTAGCGAACCGCAATCTCCGCCGGTTCCATCACCAGCCGTTCACGTGCAAGTCGCCGTGCAACGCTCCGCTCAACTCCAACAGGGTTGGGTGGATCTTCGTCTGGGAGTTCATCCTCAAGCACGCGGCGCTCGACAGCGTTGCCGCATGCATCGTGTCACGCATTGCGCCCGCCCACGTCGGCGTCACGTTCGCGTTCCCTCTGGTGTTCTTTGAGGACGGCGCGTTCTCGCGCGGCGGGAGCGACGCGATCCTGACCAATCCGGTCACCGAAGACCAGTCGTCGGTGCACGTAGACGTCATGGCCACCGTGTTCGTTGGCGAAGGCAACAACACGAACATCCAGTTGATCGGATTCGACGCGCAGGTCGGCCTCGACGGCACGTTCGACTTCAGCGACTCCGATCAGTCGGCCCACATCCCGATGGCCATCGGCACCTGAGCACTCATGCACAGAATCGACACAGAGTACTCCGATCCCAACGCCAACGGTGAAGGCAAGCCCGGGTTCACCGACGGCACACCGATCGGACTCGCACCTACAGACCTCGACGCCGCGTGGTTCAACGGCATCCAGGAGGCGATCGCGCAAGCGATTGAGGCTGCCGGAATCGCGCTTGCAAAAGGCGCGCACACGCTGCTGTTGCAAGCAATTCGACTTCTCGCACGCGAAGCGTCTGGCGACGGATCGACTACGAAGTTTGTTGCGTCCGCGACCGACGCCGACGTGCCGCTCTTCAGCTCCGAGCAGGGGCCGGGCGACGATGAGAACGAAGACAACGAGTGGAAGCTGCTCTTTCGCTTCAAGATCCCCGGCACGCAGCGCGTGCGCCTCTACGCGGGTACCGGAACCTACCACTTCTGCATCACGCTCAACGCTTACTGGACCGCAGCAACGCGGCAGTGGCATTGCGACAACACCGCCGTCGCCGCGATCCAGCTTGCGCTCGCGACGAACGGTGCGAGCTCGGCGTTTCTGCAGATGGGTCACCACACCGCAGCCGCGGCGTCGTGGGGCGACCTGTTCTGGACGCCTACGATGCGGTTCACCGACACCGGCATCCAGAACCTCAAGGAGTACCGCTACGGTTCAGCGCGAAACTGGCCGATCCGACTCGATTCGCTCAAGCCGATTCTGAGCACCGGCGGAACAGTGTGGTCCTTCGACCTCATCAACCGCAGCCAGACAGCGGGCGCGGCAGTCGCAGCGGCTACGATGGCCATTTTGCCAAGAGCCGACGGTGACACGATCGACCGCGTGCGCGTGACCGTCGACCCGGTCGCAGACGGAGGCATCACCGCCACCGTGTACAAGCTGACCCACGACGTCGCCGGCGCGGGCGTTCCGGCGCTGAGTCTGCTTGCGAGCGTGAGCTCTTCGGGAACCGGACGCCAGACCCTGACGCTGTCGTTCAGCGAAGTGGTCGACATCGATCTCGTGGAGTACGGGTTGCTGATCGAGACGTCGAGCAACGGCGACAAGATCCACTCGGCTGACTTCCGAGAGGCGCCGCCAGCCTAATGGCGGCGATCCAATACGGGCAGTTCCTTGACGCGGATGCCGAAGGGCAGACCGGAGAGGACGATTGGCGCATCGACTACACGCCGCCGGACATTCGTTCGGGCTCGTGGCGTATCCACTACATTCCGCGCGCGCAGTACCACGCCAATGATCGCTGCCTCCTCAGCGTGCGCAAGGCGTCGGGCGAGTTCGCGCTCCTGATTACGGCCGGCGGCGACGAAGAGACCGCTCCGCAGCTCGTGTTGTTGAACACGGCGCAGATCTTCTCGACGGCAATCCGCTTCAACGCCGGTGCACACCTGGTCTTCGTTCTCGATGCCGTCGCAGGCACGCTCGAGGTAGCCGGCACCACGCTCGGCAACGGCGTCTACGCAATCGGCAGCACTTGGGTGCTCGACGACGACCACATGCGCATCGGCGGCAGCATTCTCGGCGGCAAGTGCGCGAACGGCTTCGTCTCGCTCCCGTACGCGGTCGGCAGCGCAAACGAAGGCAGCTCGAGCGGTACGGGTGGCGGAACGCCGCCGCCGTCGGGCGAGTTCGTCGTCTCCGATATCGAAGGCGAGAAGATCACCAGCGACATCGACGGCGAGCCGATTGTGACCGGCTAGCCAAGTTCATTTGAGGACCCGGACATGCAACGACTGCACGCCCTAGCTGCACTCCTGCTCGTGACGCACGCGCTCGCGTGCGCGCCGGCAGACACCAAGCCCACTGTGATCGTAGTCGACGGCCGCAGCCATGGCGGCGAGACGCCGCCGCGCGCGGAGTCGACCAGCACCGTCGAGCAGCCTGCGCCGGGCTTCGTCAGCACCCATATCGATGGGCGACTGGGCGCCAACCACCCGCTGAGCACGATGGTCGACGGCGTCACCGTCGAGGTCGACCCCGTCACCGGGAAGCTTGAGAGCAATATGGCGCAATCCGCGCTCTCGACGGCACAGTCGGCGCAGTCGGACGCCAACACAGCGCTGTCCACGGCGAGCTCGGCGGCCACAACGGCGAGCACGGCGTCGGCGGCCGCGACCAGCGCGGCCGATGACGCGCACGATGCCTCCGATGCTGCGGCCGCGGCCGCAGCGGATGCCGCGGCTGTTGCAGCTGACGCTACCGCCGCACAGGCCACGGCCGACGCTGCGGCCGCCACGGGCGCCGCCGCTCAGTCCGATGCGGACGCCGCCCAGGCTGCTGCGGCCACCGCGCAGGGCACTGCCGATGGTGCGGTGACCGACGCGGCCGCGGCACAGGCGGCCGCCGACGCGGCGCAAGCGGACATCGACGCGCACGAGGCTGCATCCGATCCGCACGCGAACTACTTGCTGGCCGACGGCTCGCGCGCGTTGACGGGGCCACTGTCGTCACCGTCGCCGGTCGGCGCGACCGACCTGGCCAACAAGTCGTACGTCGACGGCATCGCCTCCGGCTTCAAAGGTAAGGGCAACGCGTCGGCGATCTCAACCAGCAACATCGCCTCACTTACAGGGCTCGCCACGACCGTCGACGGCGTCGCGCTTAGCAGCGACTCCATGGTCGTAGTGCTGACCGCGCAGAGCACCGCGACGCAGAACGGCGCGTGGCTGGTGCATTCCGGCTCCTGGACGCGGCCGACCAACTTCGCGGCCGGCGATCACTGCAACGGCGCCTTCTGGTTCGTCACCGACGGCACGACCTACACGCAAAGCGGCTGGACGTGTGCCACCCCCGCGCCGAACGACATCGTCGACACGGACAACCTGTCGATCAGCCAGACCTCGGCCGCGGGCACGGTAACTGCCGGTACAGGCATCACGAAGGTCGGCTCGACGATCGCCGCCAACATCGGCACCACGGCGGGCACGGTCGCTGCCGGCGATGACGCGCGCTTCGCTGACGCGCGTGCGCCGAGCGGCGCGGCTGCCGGCGACCTGTCAGGCACCTACCCGAATCCGAACGTCGCGGCGCTGCACGAATCGGGCGGCCAGAAGCTCACCCTCGGCGCGGTGGCTGATGGCCAGGCGATCGTGCGCAGCGGAACCACCGCCGTCGGCGCCGCGTTCGTGCCACCGACGCGCACGCTCACGTGCGGGACCGGGCTACTCGGCTGCGGCGACTTGTCGACGAACCGCATCATCAGCCTGAGTGTCGGCACCACGGCGGGCACGGTCGCCGCCGGCGATGACGCGCGGTTCACGGCTGGTCTGTCGACGAGCGGCGGGACGCTGACCGGCGCGCTGCGGCAGACGCCGCAAGGCTTCACGTACGCGCCGTCGCGCACGCTCGACGTCAGCACGAACAACCAGTTCCAATTGACGAACATGTTGACCGGCGCGATGGCTCTGACGCTGTCGAACGGTCAGGACGGCGACACGGGAACGATCACCGTGGTGCAGGACGGCAACGGGCTGCGCACGATCAGCGTCGGCGCCGTGGGTCGCACGGTGGTGCAGCTCAATCCGCTGAACTCGGCGCAGTTCAAGACGGCCGGCGCGCGCAGCGTGTTGACCTACCAGTACAAGACGGTCAACTCGAACGCGTTGCTGCTGGTGTCCGTCGCCACGCTCGGCGACGGCACGCTGCAGGACGCGCACAACCGCGGCGCCGCGTTCAACGTCGACGTCTCGGCGCCGACCAATCCGCTCGACGTCAAGGCCGACGATGACCTCTCGGCGCCGTACCCGCTGCTCAAGTGGAATCGTGGCACGAGCGAAGCTGACGGGACCTTTCTCACCGCGCCGCGCGCGCTGACGAGCTCCGGCTCTGGCTCCCTGAGCATTCGCGCTGGCGACAGCGAAGCGAAGTCCGGCTCGACGTCGACGTTCGGCGCCGGTCACGTGTGGATCAACGGTGGCGTTGCCGGAAACGCGTCTGGCTCCGGCAACGGTGGCAACGGCGGCCGTATGACCGTCGGCGCCGGCGCCGCGGGCAACTCGGCGACGGGCACGCCCGGCACTGGCGGTCAGCTCTCGCTCGGAAGCGGTTACGGCGGCAACGCTACCGGCGGTTCGCACGCCGGCGGCAACGGCGGCAACGTCCTAGTCAATGCTGGCGGCGGTGGTACGTCCGCCGGTGGCGCGGCCGGTTTGCCGGGAACCATCTACATCGGCAACGCCAACCTGGCGCCGATCTTCACCGGACCCGACTCCGGTTCGTCCACGTTGACGCATCGCGGCACGGTCGCGATCACGACGAACAGCGCATCGCTTTCGGTCGACAGCAACAACGCAACGATCCCGCTGATCGAGACAACCAAAACCTACGCCAACGATTCGAACCCCGGCAACCTCTGGAAACTGGTTGCTCGCTATCCCGGCGCGGGCTCGGTCAAGGTGCGCGAGTACGTCGGCTCGGGGTCGAGCGGCCAGATGCACTCCGCGCGCACCGTCAACGCGGCGTGGAATCCGGTGGCGCTGCGTTGGCAGTCCGACGACGCAACGAAGTACTCGACGCTCGTCGGTCAGGTCAGCACCACGACGGTCGGCGGAGAAATCATCGTCGGTCACCCACCGACTGCAAGCCCGTGGACCGACCTTGAATGGACCGCTGCCGGCCAAGGCGGCGCAGCCATCACGAGCGACGGGATTCAGCTCAGAGGAGACCTGAAGGTCGACGGGACGATCACCTTCGGGACCACGCAAACGATCCTTGTCCCACTCCTCTACCAGTATTCCAACAGTGACGCCGAGGATCATGCGGCGCTGTATTTCAACGAAGACGTCCACGCCGTCGTTTGCCAGTCGCCAACGAAGGCCCGTTTCCCGCTGCACGGGTTGATCCCGCAGGGGATGTATCTCTCGCGCATTCGCGCGCTGGTCGACCCGTCCGCATCTGCGAGCATGGCGATGACCTACGTGCAGATGACTCAGCACATCAGTGGCTCTGCTGCTGTGCCATTTTATGCCGTGTCCTCATCGGACACGAGCTCAGGGACGTCTATTCAGCGGCTGCAACAAGACCTGTCAGCGGCAACGATCGACATGGGTGTCACCGAATACTGGGTTGAGGTGTCCTTTGGGCATGCGGGCGATGCTCTGTACGGCATCGAAATCTTGGTCTCTCCGATGCCGTAGTCGGGACGCTACAGAACCTGAACGCTAGCGCGCTAGCGCGCCATTCACATAAGAGGCTCTTTCATGCGACGAATCTTCGCTGTAGTCGTACCACTATGCCTTTTCGCGCTCGCGTGCGCACATCGTAGCCAGCCGATCGTGATCGAGTTGGAGCCGCACAGCGGTGGCGAGGTGACGCAGATCAGGAAAGACGCGGACACGCCACACAGACTCGGCAACCTCATCGTGAAGGACGCAAACGGCGTCACGCGCACGATGAATACGACCATCAATGAAGAGGGCGTTCAGACAGGTCACACAATCATCGACTCGATGCCCGAGATCGAAGTTTCTGCGGTCGACCAGGGTGAACCGGCCTCCGACCATTCCGATTCGTGGAAGGTCTTGCTCAGCGACGGTGCGGCAGCGCTCGGAACGGCGAGCAATCCGATCCGCACGAGCCCCGGTTCGTCACCGGGGACGCAACCGGTGTCAGCATCATCGCTGCCACTGCCGACTGGAGCGGCGACCGAGTCGACACTCGGCGGCGTACTGACGACGTCAGCGTTCCAGGCACGCGTTCCGGCGAACGGACAGGCCACGATGTCGGCGAGCGTTCCGGTCGCCATCGCCAGCAACCAGAGCGCCGTGACCGTGCAGGGCGGGGCCGCCGCGGGCACGAGCACGTCGGACAAGCCGGTTCTAATGGGCGGCAGCGAAGGCGGAACGGTGCGCGCGCTGAGCCTCGACGGCAATGGTGTGGCGAACGTGAACATCGTCTCTGGCGCCGGCGCTGGTGGTACGGCGAAAACCGACAACAGCACGTTCACGCCGGGCACGACGTTGGCCACGCCGATCGCCGGCGAGGTCGACGATATCTCGACCACCAACGCGATCGAGGGCATGTCCGCTGCCATTCGCATCACAGATACGCGCGCGGCACACACATCGATCCGCGATGCGGCCGGCAACGACCGTGGGTTGAACATCGGATCGAACGGCGAGGCCGCCGTTGCAGGCGTCGGCACCGCGGGCTTGCCGGATGGCGGCGTGATGACCGTACAGGGCGTGCCGGGCGGAACCGACCTTCCGGTGTCGCTCTCGACGCTTCCGGCGCTGACGGCGAGCACCGCCGCAATCGGCAAGCTCGCGGCCAACGATGGAGTGGACATCGGCAACGTCGACGTGGCATCGCTGCCCGCGCTGGCGACCGGCTCCAACACGATCGGCAAGCTGGCGGCGAATTCGGGCGTCGACATCGGTAACGTGGGCGTTACGTCGCTCCCGGCACTCCCTGTCGGCAGCAACAAAATCGGCGAGGTGGACGTCGCATCGCTTCCGCCACTCGCGGCGGGTTCGAACGCAATCGGCAAGCTTGCAGCCAACTCCGGCGTGATCATCGGCGACGTCAACGTCACGGCATTGCCGGCGCTGGCCGCTGGAACAAATGCGATCGGAAAGCTAGCCGCGAACAGTGGCGTGGACATTGGCAATGTCGGTGTGACGTCGCTGCCGGGGCTCGCGACCAGCACAAACAACGTTGGACACGTTCATCCGGCCGCGGTGGGCAGCACATCGTATTGGTCGAGTCAGAGCAGCGGTGCGACGCAGCAGGGGAGTGCAGTCGACACGACGTACTACCGAACGTTCTGTTGGTCGATCTCGCTGGCCAGCACATCCTCTCCCGTCGGCACGTTCGAGATCGACGGCAGCATCGACGGCACCGACTGGTACCCCATCTACATCGATGCGAACAAGGCCACCCACTACATCAACGGCGTTCTGCAGACGTTCTCGGGCGGCAGCACGCTCGCAGTGAGCTCGCCGGCAGGCACCGTGAAGTTCGGTGGATGCATCGAATCGACGATGCCGAGCACGCGCATCGTCTACACGCGCGCCAGCGGCGGCACGACCTCCACGCTCAACGCGAGCTACTCGCTGCGGGCGTTCTGATGCGTTCGTGGCTTCCTCGGTTCGTTCTTGCCTGCGCGGTCGCGCTCGCGGCTTCTGGCGATTGCACGGCGACGCCGGTGTTTGCGAACGGAACTCACGCCTCGACGCGCTCGAGCACTCGGGTCGCAACGAACTCGACCATCGCGCCGGCGACATCGGCCGCGCTCGACATCATGAGTCTTGGCACGCCCACCGGCGCCGAGACCGGTGGCACGAGCGTCACGATCAACGGCGCCGGCCTGACCGGCGCGACGTCGGTCACGTTCGGCGGCGTCAACGCGACATCGTTCACCGTAAACAGCAGTACGCTGATCACCGCGACGGCGCCCGCCGTCACATTCGCGCTGAGCTCGACCGCGGCGAGCAATGCTGTGAACGTGGTGGTGACCGGTCCCGGCGGCACCGACACGCTAACCGGCGCGTACACGTACACGAGCCGCGCGAAGGAGCTCGCGGGTAGCCTCTACCACAACGAGTGGCGCGCGAGCGATCCGGCGATCACCGTCGTGTCGGGCAACGTCTCGGACGTCCCGGACTTCAATGGCAACGGCACGCTCGCTCAGGCGACGAGCGGCTCGCGCCCATCGTTCCAGGCGACGGGCTTCAATGGCGGTCCTGGCATCCGCACAACCGGCACGCCCGGCAAGTGGATGCAGGCGACGATGTCGAGCACGATCGCGAGCGGTCGTCGCCCGTACGTCTTCGTCGTCATGCAGGTCGCCTCTGGCTCGGCGGCGTTCTGGGAGATCTCGTCGGGCGCGGGCGAAGCGACGTTCTGGGAGATGCAGCGCGGCCCGTCGGGCACGTGGCGCTTCTACTTGCAGCCGTCGTCGTTCAGCGCGACCACGGACACCGGAGCCGACAGCAACACCGGCGTGATGGTCGTCGAGGGTGGCAACACCACTGGCGGCACCAATGCGTTCGTTATCGACGGGACCGGCGCAAACAACTCCCGCACCGGCACCATCGGTACAGCGGTTTCCACGTTCACGCTCTTCGGCGAGTACAACGGCGCCAGCGTCTCTGGCGCTAACTCGACCACGACCGTCGCGTACGTCCTGATCCTCAACAACGAACCGGACGCGACGCTGAAGTCCAACCTCCGCGCGTTCCTGACCGGCTCCAACTTCCCCGGCTACACGAGCAACAAGCTCAAGCCGTAGCGGTCGTAG